TTCTTTCACCCCTATACTCCGACATCTTTACTTACCATCTTACTTCTTACTAACTACTTTCAATTTTTTTTTCTTCGCCTTTTTTATCGACCATTTCACTTCTCTATCCAAACTACTATTTTATATGATACATATAAGATACATAACATGCTTCCGTACAATATAACTCCTGACATCATATACATCATCGCATAAACTTTGTCTTCTTTTACTATTAAGCTTACCATTTATATTATTCTTTATATACCTTTAATTCCTTTTTTACTCCTTCTCTATTACTATTTAATAAAAAAAATTTTATACTATTACCCTATCAGGAGTAGTCCCCACAGCACCCTTACTTACCCTTGTTTCCCTCTATATTATAATATTTTTCTCCTCATCCCATGCTCCGAGTATTTCTTGTGTATCTGCATCATAAAGTACGTTATCACTACTACGCAGATATTTCTTTCCATCATGTGTGAACTCCGATACCGTTATTTCTTCCTCTTCCTCTTCCTCTTCGTCTTCGTGTTCTTCTTCCTGTTTTTCTACTACTCCTCTTATTATATCTGTATCATCCACCGTCGTCGTTTTTCTTTTTCCAGGACGTCCCTTTTTCTTTTTTTCCGGTGTATCATCCACCGCAACTGATACTTTTTTTGGACGACCACGTTTTCTTACTTCCACGTTGAAACATTCTTCTGTTAGTTCCACGCCCGCTGCCGCCGCCGCCGCCAATGCTTCCTCGCGAGTTATATTTTTCTTTTTCAAAACATTTCCGTAAGGGATCAAGCCCTTACCCCCCTTTCCATTAAAATCTTCTTTCAATCGATCCTCCACCGTTCCATATACAAAATATCCGTTGTTTTCATCTTTACTATTTATGCACTCACCGCAATAGTTTGAATCAGCTCCTTTCTTTTCATCACATTGCGTGAACAACCCATTATTATAACACAAGGCCGCACACCTTTCTTCACATACCTTTCCAGTCCAAGGCAAAGGCACCTTCTTCTTACGCGAACCTTTCTTTTTTACCACCGCATCATTTTCTTTTTCCTTGACCAAACCAATTTCTTTCTGTTTCACCCCATTCAACCCTAAGTACCTCATCGCTTCCTCTGAGTCAAATTTATATTTTGATGCCAATTCGCACACCATTAATCCCATAGCTTTTTCGATCATTTTGGATGCTTCGCCCTGCATAGTTTTTTTTTACCTTCCACTTCTTTGTCATTTTTAGTTCAATTTTTTTTCATCGTTTTTGTTTTCACTTTACAAAAAAAATCTTAACCCCGAAACCAAATTTTCACGTTATACCTACCGAAAATAATTGTCTTATTTTTATAATAAAATTCTATATATATATTATAATTTATATGCTAACCAAATCTGGTATAACGCAAAAAAACATATATAAGGGGTCTTATATTATATATTATATTCTTTACGCATTATCATTAATTGGGATTTCCATCGTTGCTCCATTATATCTACAATACTTTACGGTTTTAGTAAAAATATATATCGCATTTTTTCTAATATTTAAGTTTAATCCATTAAAGAAAAAAATTAAATGCGATGAATACGATAAACAATTAATATTTAGCAGCGCCGTATTTTTACTTCTTACTACCGCGGTAGGAGACATTTTTAACTCGCTCAACTTAAAAGCGCTACATTTATATTATTCTAACATAGAATAACCAATTATAATATATTTATTAAACTATTATTAAATATATTAAGGTTTTAAAGCGGGATTAACGCGAGTTGGCATACCATGTCCAAATACTACCATATACAAAGCAGCTAAAAGACCAATGACAACCGAACGAGTAACCGCTACGTTTTCGCTTTGCTTCAATAAACGCGACATAATTAAGTATAATATTGCCGTAACTACAGCAGCATGTGCTAAATGCATCAAGGGGGATTCCATTATAACATAAATAAATATTTTTTTTTTATTTCATTAGTATTATACCAAATACAACAAATGCCGTTCCTGTTAATAATCTCCAACTTACTTTTTCATTAAAAAACACACATGAAAATAATGTAACTAGCAGTAATTTTAAACCTTGTTTATAAGGTTCAATCTTTGATAAATTCTCATTTATTACTAAAACTCCTGAGATATATATAATACTAGCTACGGTTAATGCGTAAATAATTACTTTGAATAGCAAATTTCTTTCATTTGTTACCAATTTATTAAACAATATTTTATTTTTTTCATAATGATAGCAATACGTAGCTGATAAAATTAATAATATAAAATTTGTTATACATACCTCTTGAAAGATACTGCAATCTTTAAGTATATTTTTATATAAAAATCCTATGCCTGCACCTATAACCGATAACAATATTATGTATATATAAAAATTGTACTTCATTATACTATTAATATATATAAAATATTTAAACTATATAATCTATATAAAGAGTACTACATATATTACTATATATGACAGAACTCGTTGCCGACAAAGAACCTGTAGATGAAGAAGAAATATATTCAGACACCGTCACAGAACAATTTAAAAATATTGTAGATTCACTTAATACGTTTAAACATTCTATTAGTGCTTTTCAAACTCAAATCAAAATTTTAGAAAAGGGTGTTAAAAAGGAACTAAAAGTTGTAAAAAGCACTATTAAGAAGAAAAGTTCTATTAAAAGAAAGCCTTCGGGATTTGCAGTTCCTTCTTCAATATCGGATGAGTTATGTAAATTTATGGAAAAAGAACCCAACACCAAAATAGCCAGAACAGAAGTAACACAATTTATTATTCAGTACATCAAAGACAACTCGCTTCAATACAAGGAAAACAAAAAAATCATCATTCCTGACTCTAAACTATCTAAACTATTGGGAATTGAAGATGAAAATGAAACAGTTGTTACATATTTTAATATTCAAAGATTTATGAATAAGCATTTCATAAAAACGGCATAGATATAGAATTATATGTATAAATAATGAACAAAACATCTCTTAAAAGAATATATGGAGAGATATCAAGATTTGATGTAGAAACCTCAAATTATGTCCTAGAAAAAAAAGATACTAATTATTATCTTAAAATTGCTTATTTAGGCGACACGTATGAATTTAAATTATTAAAAACGTATCCTTTTTGTCCACCTATATTATATATAAACGGATACGAATATTTAAACTTAATGCATAAGTATTGGAATTCCTTTGATAAATTCTATAACACAAAAAAATGCTGTATATGTGAAAAAACTATCTTATGTGGTAATAAGTGGAGCCCTGCTTATAAAATAAAAGATATTATAAATGAAACCGACCAATTTAAAATACTTTTCAAGACCATTTACAAGATAAAATATATTAAACCACTTTTAAAGAAATATTATATTTTTGAAGAAGGTATCATAAATAAAATTAAAGAATTTGTTATTTTATAAAATTGATATTATTATTAATATAATTATTGATAATAATAATGGAGGATTTGCCAGACTCGATATTGGAGTACATTTTAAGTTATTTGGACAGGGATGTTTGTTGTAAAAATAAAAAAGAATTATCTGTGTTGGTTTCAAATAACTATATGTGTAAATTTTACAAATCTCGTTTTACATATACATTTCATTCTTTTGTAGATATTAGTGAATTTAAAAAAGATTTATGGTTTGGTTCTAATAGAGCACCCCGTGATTTTAGATTTTGTTTATCGCCTTATAAATGTAATTTGCTTACATCAACAGAAATACATCAGCTAATAAATACTATGAACAGATATATGAATTTTAAAAATGGAAAAACGACACTAACAATGAATACACATTCATATTCAAAAATAGGATTAGATAATTTTATTACAAAAATGCAACAATTAAATTCAAATATATGGTTTTATAATAATCGTTGTTGTGACGGATGTGGTTGTGAAATAGATGTTGTTAAACCCCGTCCATAACATTATATTTATTAATCAATCTATTTAAACTTAATGTCATATTTTATGTAATGACTGAAAATAAAATTTACAATATTTTTAACGAAAAAAATATACCCAATGATATCGTTATTCAAATTTTAGAATATAGTGTTGAAAGAATGGATGATGATATGCTATATATGATTACAAAAGCTGCTATTTTAAATGAATATAGTAATATAAGTAAAAGATGGTTTAACCGAGATATGGATACAATTGAAGACTTTTCTATTCCATATACATTTGTTGTAAGTGAATGTTGTTCTGAACCAGAACATAGTATAAATATATTATCTAAATGTAATTGTTGTCTTAGACACAATACAAATAAACCAGATAACTTATCTTGGGAAAAAATGGGGGTAGATCCTTATAAACTATACCCATATACAAAGTGTTCATGTCCATGCAGGCACTATAGTCGTTGGATAGTTAGAACCTTTACCCAACAACTAGTATGAGATATATTCGGCATCATCTAAAAATATACTATCTTGAATAATATCTTCATTTTTTTTGTCGGTTTTATTTGATATTGTTATAGTTATATTTTCAGAGATAACGTAAGGGTTTCTTGAAAGATTTTCTATGCATTCGTCAAAAAAACTATAGATATTACCCATATTATATATATATATATGAAAATTTGTTTAATAACACGAACATCTACGCATTATGAATGTATGGGATATTTATTAGAAATATTTAAAAGCGATGATATAACAATCCACGCAAAAAAAGGAAAAGATAAGTTTAAATATTTAGACTTTTTTAAAACAATATATAATTTTAGTGTTATATATGACAATTTCGATACTGACTTATTGTTAAGTTATGATTTATCTATTAAAATTACATCTACTGACTATATCATAGAACATAAGAATGTTGTGTCTATTTTACACTTGGGTAAAGAAAAATCTAAATGTAAATCAAAGTATTTTCTCTCTTTGACACCTTATATCAAAGGAGAAAATATATATTATACATATCCGGTCTTTAATCCCAAACTAGACTCTGTTTTTGATAATATGATTACGCTAGTAGGGTATAATACAGATAATAGTTTCGACATAAATACCCAAGAATTTATAAGAGAAAATCCTGATTTTACATTTAATCTTATCGTATGGGGTTCAAAAAAGTATAATACCGTAAAGAATTTTAAAAATGTAAAACTATATCATTATTTAGATACGGATAAAATGGTTAAAATTATAAATAAATCTAAATTTATGTTATGTAAAAAAAATATAAGTAGAACTATTTTCTGTGGTAATTTGGCGCTAGCATTATCTTTTGAAAAGCCATTAATTGTAGATACGAAAACTAAAGACGATTATAAAATACCTGGTATAGAATATAAAAGTGATTTCACAGAAGTAGGGAAATTAAATTCTATATCAGATGAAAGATATTGTCAAACAATACAAGAAATTAAAATTTTTAAAGAAAATACGATTGAAAACAATAGGGTTATAGTTAAAGAAATTTTACACACCAATCTATTTAATAAAATGCAATAATACAGAAAATAACTTGGCTCGTTCTTTCATTTCTTCGTATCGATCGGATGATTGATTATGTCCATATTTATTGACAATATTTAACAATAATTCTTTTTCATTATTTTTAAATACTTTCGCCTGTTTTAGTTTATCATAATAGTTTAAAACTCCTTTATAAGGAACCAAACTATCTTCTACGTTAGAATAGATATAGGTGTTTGGATAGTTGTTGGAGAGATTTATGTTGTCGATTGGACTATAGGAACGTTGATAGGCATCAATTTTTTTATTTTTTGGATTTCCCCATTCCTCGTATTCTTCGGTGGTAAGGGGTTGACAAGGATTATGCATAGTATCGACCACATCCAGGAAAGGGACTCCTAGTATAGCCAAATGAAACAATTCTGGCTTCATATTTATAACTGAACCTATTAAAAGACCTCCTGCGCTACGTCCCCATATAGCTAATTTTGAACTTTCGGTATATTTTTTGTCTATTAAGTATTTTGCGCAATCAATAAAATCATGAAACGTATTTTTTTTATTTAACAATTTTCCATCTTTGTACCACGAATATCCGTTAAATTCGCTACCTCTAACGTGTGCAAAACAATAGATAAATCCTCGGTCCAATAAGGAAGGTATATATTTTGAAAAATCTGATTCTAACACCGTTCCATATGAACCATATCCATATAAAAGACACTTGGATGGTTTTTTTATTTCATTTTTGTAAAGAATACTAATAGCCAAATCTTTATTCACATATACTATTTTTTCATGGTAATTATTTTCTTTATATCCCCTGAAACTATCTTTTTCAATTACTTTACCCTCATAAGTATTTAAATCTAACTTCACTAAAGTTCTGGGAGATGTATAGCTGTTATATTTTACGTATAGGAAATCATTATTAAAATTATAATTATACATAAAGGGGATTTCAAAATTACATCTATGCTTTGTAAACTGAATACGTTTTATTTTCTTATTGCACAAGTTATAGATATATAAATATAAATATCCTTTTTCTCTTGTAGAAAAGATAAGGTGGTTTTGTTTCAACATAAATCCAATAATATTATATTTATTTAATTCGGATAAGTTTTTGAATTTTATTAAATCTCTCGAGGTTTTTATGGAACACTTGTCATTATTTCTTTCCAAAACATACCAAGTATCGTTCCGGTAGTCTAAACTATAAAAGAAATGTTTTTTTCTTTTAAAAGGTTGTAGTATTCCGCAATCAGATACTATTATAACATCTGAATTCATTCTACTACCAGAACTAATATAGAATTTATCATGATTGGATGTTTTATCTAATCCTAATTGATATTTACTGTCTTTTTCATGATATATCATCTTATGCTTTTTTGTATCAATATCATATTCAAATACTTTATACGGTCTTAAATCTTTATCTGGTTTAATATAATACAAAATATTAGGATGATCTGCAGACCATATACAAGAAAAATATACGTCAGATATTATTTTTATGGGTTTTTTTTCAAATATATTTCTGTAATACAGCGTAAAGTTGCGATTTCCAACCGATTCGGCCGTATAACATATGCAAGTTTGATTTAAGTTTATAGAAAATGAACCTATATCGAAAAAATCTTTTCCTTTAGCTAAATCATCAATATCCAATAACGTATGTTTTTTATCATTACAATCTACCAAGTAATGTGCGCCGTATTTTTTATTTTTTTTTATCTCAAAAAAGTATTTGAATTTCTTAAACTCCGTGGGTATTGATTTATGCTGATGTTTCGTCCGAGAATAAAATTCTTCATAAAGTGTTTTTATTAACGACGTGCCATAAAAGTATTTTAGATTTTTACGCTCTTTGTCTAATTTCTTTCTATCTATTTTATATGTTTTTTTTGTATTAAATCTTTTGCATTTTTTTGTTTTCATGTATATATTATATGAATATTTAATATAATATATATTTTTTTATTTATTTGAAATTTATGCTTCTTGTTGGGATTCCTGACTCTTCTTAGCTCTGTTGTTGCCTTGGCGACGACCTCCACGACCCATTCCTTGACGAGGTCCGCCTCCTCCGCGACGATTCGTTTGACGGGCTTCCTGTGGCTCCTCCGGTGTTTCACCCGATTGTTCCTCACTCTCCTCGGCAGAACGGCGCGGGCGACGGGGACGGCGATTATCAAAACGCGTCTCACACATAAGCCTACCAGAATTTACACCTTTAATTTCACCTGCTTGGCACTCATGCTCTACACCCTCCTCCGTAGGAACAACAGAAAACTCTACATATTCTCCTTGTACCAAATATTTATATTGCTCCTTCTCTACCGAAATCATAGTGTGGTGTGCAAAAATATCCTCTCCTTGCTTATCACCACTCGTCGCTGTTACAAAACCGTAACCGGCACGATTGTTAAACCATTTCACTTGTCCTGTGCATCGATCACTAGAGCTGTCTTGACTACTCATAACACTATACTATACTACTTGCTGTGTCTTTAAACCCTTTAATTTTATATTGTAAATGTAGAAAAAATTTATTATATTTATAATACAAAATGCAGGTAATCCAATACAATTTTAAACGAAAAGATATTAAAAGATTATTCTTACCTCTATTATTTGTTTTATGGATATTTTTTCTACCAAAATATCGTTTTATAAATACTAGTAGCACCGTATTTTTCATGGCCTTAATAATATATTGGAATTTCCCTATTTTAGTAACATTTAGTAATTCCAAGCCCCTCTACTATGAAGATTTATTTTTAAATACCGCCGAACTTCCACTGTTAGAAATAAGCGAAGAAAAAAAAGAAACTTTTACAAAAGCTTATACGTGGATCCTTATTGTCACTAACTCCATATTAACTGCCATACTATCCGATTACTGGGCTTACAAAACAAAAGAAACCTCCTCCTTCTTTGAAATCGTCGGCGTATCCGGTGGAATACTTAAAATTTTTCAAATACTTAACCATTATACAGGTGTGGTTACATTAAGAATCATAAAATGCAACATCGCAAATAGAATAACGGAAGAAAAAATATATAACGAAAATAATGATGAACTTTTTTAATTTTAAAAATTGAACAATTAATCCTTTCTTTAATTATATAAACAAAATGATTGAATTACCCGATGTAATACATGCCATCATACACGACTTTTTAAAATTACCATCATCCATAACAATAACCAATCAAAATATAAAAGATAACTTTATCGATAACGGAAATCTTAAAATGATCCTTTACAATAAAAATAAAAAAGATTCCTTTATAGATAGCTATAAAAAAGATTTACGTAAATTATACCTACTTATTCAAAAATATTCTTATTATGAAAATGAATACAAAAGAAATGAACCTATTAGTAGTATTCTTATTGATTTACTATGTACAGGTTCTAGACTACCCTTCGCTTATAGTAGCCACAAAGTTTTTACAGATGATACATTTAAAGATCTTAAAGAAATCATTCGTATTGCACCACAAAGCCTAAAATCTGATTATGGACAACTAAGATGTAGATACTATTTATCCCCTTTAGATATGGCTTGTTATAATATACATATTCCATTTTATGCTATAAAATATATTTTACAACAAAATCCTGATATGTATCATTACTATGAAGTTAATGGTTGTAAAACACATATTTTCGATGACCTTCAAGACCTCACCATATGGGAGTCAAGATATAATTTAATAAAAAATTTATTTGAAAGCGCTGGGTTTGATTTTAAAAAATTAAATCATGCTATTTCACTACATAACAAAAGATATCAAGAAATGTATCATTAATCATACTACACTTTTATAATCTCTAAATTCTTATTTACTCTTTCCTGTAATTTTAACACCGACCTTTTATAAGTATAATCCATATTTATACGCTTCCACGTAATATAACATAAAAGACAATCATAGGTATAATAAAGAACCTTTTCTTTTTCTTTATCCATTTCACCCATTTTATTCACTACGTTGACCATATTATTATCATTTAATTTAAAAAGTTCCTCCATCATATCTACAAATGTCTCTTTTAAAAAAGGATTCGTCATACTATTTAAAATAAACAAATATTTAATTATTTTAAATTAAATGTTAAAAAATCTCAATAATAAAAAAATAACACATAAACCAATATCCAACCTAATATTATATTATCAATTACCACGTTCATTTAATAATATTGTTTTCTACATTCCTTTAATACCTTTTCTAGTTTGATTCGTATTAACTCATCTGGATAAACATACCATAAATCTTTTGTTGACTCATTACGGTATTTTAAAAAATCATATTGATTCTCAAAGCTTTTGTATTGATGCATCCCTAACGAAAAAGGCATATGCAAATGATAAATAAATTGTTTAATCATAACCTTTTTACGTTTTTCTGGATAAATCAAATCATTTTCATACCGCTTAATAGTCATCCATACCTCTTTGGGAAAATGCCAAGTAGTCATCTTTTTAAAATACTTTATTCATCGCAATTTATTTCAATTTTATTTTTTTGGTTTTATTGCACGAGGTAATTTAACGCCAAGCGTCTTCTCCATTTTTGCGATAAAACTATTATTCGGAACGATCTTTCCAGTTTCATATTTATTTATAATATCTGGTGGCACTCCCAACCTTTGAGCTAAATCCTTCTGACTCATTTTCTTGGCAACTCGTGCCTGCATAATCGCAACCTTTAAGTTTACTCCTATCTTTGGCAATTTAAACTCATCCCCTTCTTTTGGTGGCTTTGGACCACCCCCGCCACTTTTTTTTGCACCAGGTACGAGATGTGCGGGCTTTCTTAGAACAACTGGTTTCCAGTCTTGATGATCCATCTTTATTTTTATATCTGGAGAGATTTAAAGTTCAATTTTATATATTAAAATTAATCAACATTTGTTTTGGTTTGTTTTTTTTGCTTCGCGATTATCCTATCTAACCGTTTTTTAGCTTCCTCATGACCCTGTTCGAGAGCTTTTTCGAACCACCTAATTGCTTTAACATGGTTCTTTTTAACATATTTGCCTTTATGATACATATCTCCCATATTAAACTGAGCATTACTATCTCCATTATTCGCCCCCTTTTTAAACCATTTATAAGCTGTTCTATAATTCTTCTTTACGCCACCCCAGCCATTTAAAAACATGGTGCCAAGAACATCTTGAGCCTCTGGATTATTGTCAACAATCGCACGCCTCTCATACAACTCAAAAGCTTTTTTGTAATTCACCCTGACACCATATCCATGATAATACATTCTTCCCAGTATAATACTATTTTCTTTAATAATATTACTATGTTCCCAGACGTTTGCATTTTGGGTTGATTTAGATATCCAATAAATCGCCTTCTTGAAGTCCCGTATCACACCTTGACCCATATAGTACATACAACCCAAATAATGCTGAGACGCACAGTGACCACACTCGGATGCCTTGGTGAACCACTCCGCCGCCTTATTGTGGTTTTCTTCCAAAAAATAACCATAATAATATAGACTACCCAAATTAAACTGAGCATTTAAATTATCTTCTTCCGCCGCCTCCTCCCATAACCTCACCGCCTCGTTCAACTGTCCCCGCTCTCTACGAGTCAGTGGTCCATCATTCCACGCACGATTCTCAAGTGGTTTAAATCTACTCCACGCTTGCATGGCTATCATATCTGAAGTAGGCGGTAATGAACCCCGACATATAGGACACCGCGGAGCTATCGCTGTTTCTCGAAATTTTTTAATACATGAACGATGAAATATATGCTTGCAATCGAGTATTTGCGTGGGACCCTCGTCAAGAGGATCAAAGCAAATAGAACATATATCCTCATCATCTTTGAGATTAACATCACCTACAACTTGTGATTGCAAGGCTTGTGAATCCATTTTTATTTTTTATAGCTGGAGAGATTTAACGTTCAATTTTATATATTATATTTTTATTTATAATATATAATGAAAAAGAATGATTCTCAAGAATGGAAAACGGTTTCTTCTAGTGAATTTTCAATACCAAACACCACATATAGCTATAAAGAATGGGAAACATACAAAAATAGAAATAAATCATTTATAAAAAAAGAATGTAACAACGAAGAATTAACAAATGAATGGAAAATAATAATGACTTCAAAATACCCTTCTGATTGTAATTATATAATAAATGAATATAATTTTAAATATACTATTCATAAAGAGTATATTTAACATGCCAATACCTATAAAATTGAATTTTAAAATGGAAAACTAATAGACCAACAAAACAAAAATGAGTAGCTTTCATACATACGATAATGAAAATATTTTGAAGCGCATACCCGGGATTTACTGTTGGACTGATGATTCCAGAGCACAACATACATTTAAACTAGGCATGTCCAATGACCTTTTATTTCGCCTAGAACAAGAGCGATGCGAGACTAGTAATACTGGAACATTATTGTTTCACTTTATCTTAGAATGTGAAGAAGGAAAAGAAAAAGAATTTGAAAAATGGGCGAAACAGTGGCTGAAAGAGAAAAAAGCGAGATTATGCGACTATGGATATAATGTAAACGCAAATAAAGAATGGTTTCGTTATCATGATGTACAAGAGTTATGTGACTACTGTGAAACGTTTCCGAATTACATTCGTTCATATAGTCATACCGATGCTCTACCTACATCGTGGGGAATGTTGCCAAAACGTATTCGAGAATGGAAACATTTTGAAAATCTTCCGGAAGGGATTAAAAGTGCGGTTATCAAAGCAACGGATAAAAGGGAATCTGAAACTGACATAGAGTACACTGCTCGAAAACAATATTTTAAAGACAATCGTATCACATTAGAAGAATTTGTTATGCCAAAGAATCCCCAAACGGGTATAAATAAAGAACATCAATTTACATTTACAAAAAATAAAAATCATGAAACAGAAATAAAACACACATATAAAATGTCTGATTTTGTTCACGATTTAGAAACGAAACGAATCAAAATTGTCCCCTGTTGTGGTTGTTATCCTATATTTCAACCTAATCAAATAGGTCATATTGGAGGATGTATGGAGGAATTGGATGATAATGTATAGTTTACCTAAAATATAATTATTATTTATCTTCAGAAAATACTTTTAATTTTTTTCACCATTTATTTCTGTATATTGTTTTAATACAATCTTATCTTTTGTTTCATTACAAAATATGATATAAATAAAATCTCTCTAGCTTTCTTTTACAAACCTAAAAATATTCCATATCTACTTGTAGATCGAAGGTGGAACGCACCTTTGGAATTTTAAAAAATTTTTTATATAAAATTGATTCAAAAAAATAACTAGTATTATAAATATAAATGTCTAAAAAACAACTAGGTCAATTCTATACAACAAATTATGAATATATACTTAAAAATATGCAAATACCTGATAATATTACTACTATAATAGAACCATTTGTAGGCTGTGGTGATTTACTAAGCTTCATAAAAAATAAACAACAATATCACATTGAAATATATGATATTGATCCAAAATATGAAAACACTATTAAACAAGATACATTAAAAAACCCACCTCAATACAAAGATAAATTTGTTTTAACAAATCCTCCCTATTTAGCTAGAAACAAAAGCAAAAATAAAGAAATTTATGATAAATACGATTGTAATGACCTATATAAATGCTTTATAAGTATTTTAATAGAAAACATTTGTAGTGGTGGTATTATCATAATACCTTTAAATTTTATATCTTCTATAAGAAAATCCGATATAACACTAAGAGAAAAGTTTTTAAAAATATATTCTATCCATACCATAAATATATTTGAAGAATCCGTATTTAAAGATACAAGTTATTCTGTATGTAGTTTATATTTTACAAAAAAAACATCTACCGTTGATGATGACATTAACGTATTTATTTATCCTTCAAATACAACAATGAAAATAACCTTGAATTGTGAAAATAACTTTACAATCGGGGGTGAAATTTACAAACTTCCACAAAATCCTGATTATAAAATTCAAAGGGCTACAAGTAAAACAAAAGATAACATAACCAATATTTTAGTTAAATGTATTGATGATAGTTCTAATAGTAAATTAGGCTTTAAGCTTGTTAAAGACAATGAACGATTTATAGACGATACACCTAAATTATCTGCACGTAGCTACGCAACACTAGTTATAAATAAAGAACTAACTCTAGAACAACAAAAAAAATTAGTAAAAAAAATGAATGATTTTCTAGATGAACAAAGAAACAAATACAATTCTCTCTTTTTAACAAATTACAGGGAAAGCAATAGCATAGCTAGAAAACGCATATCTTTTGACCTGGCTTTTAATATTTGTAATTACTCGCTCTCACTTGAGTAATTATATTTTTTATATATAAGATATAAAATTGATTTAAAATAAAACAAATTTATATTTAATTAACTATATGAAAAACTCTCAGGAATTGGGTCAATATTTTACTACAAATTATGATCTAAAAAATAAAGTTTGGGAATTTGTAATGAATAAACCTAATGTTATTTTAGAACCTTCTGTAGGACAAGGTGATTTAATTGAAATTATATATAATAGTAATAATAATATGCAGTTTGATATGTATGAAATAGATACTAAAATAAAAATGTTAGATAATATTCCAAAAAACGTTATTTATGGTGATTTTATAAAATCAGATATTACAAAAAAGTATAAAACAATAATAGGTAATCCTCCTTTTATAAGAACAACTACAGGAAATATATATATTGATTTTATTGAAAAATGTTTTAAGCTACTTGAAAATAACGGTGAATTAATATTTATTGTTCCATCGGATTTTTACAAATTAACATGTGCTTCAAAATTGTTAAACGAAATGATGTCAAATGGAACATTTACTCATATTTACCATCCACATAACGAAAAATTATTTGAAAACGCATCTATTGATGTTATAGTTTTTAGGTATTGTAAGAATAATAAACTAAAAAAAAAAGTTTTGTATAATAATCAACCACTTTACATTATTAATAATGAAGGATTAATTACTTTTAACAAAAATAATACTAGAAACAAAGTTTCATTTAAAGATAGTTTTGATATTTATGTAGGTCTTGTCACCGGTAAAGAAAGTGTTTATAAAAATAAAGAGCATGGAAATATAGAAGTATTAAATGGAGAAGAAAAACTAGATAAATATATATTTATACAAGAGTTTCCTAGTAATAATCAAAATTTAAATGAATATTTATTGAGTTATAAGGATGAATTAATAAATAGACAAATTAGAAAATTTAATGAAAAAAATTGGTTTGAGTGGGGTGCTCCAAGAAATATAAAATCGATAGAGAAAAATCTTGGAAAAGAATGTATTTATATATATGGTTTAACTAGACAAAAACAAATTGCATTTAAAGGTAAGGTGCAGTATTTTGGAGGGGGGTTACTAATGCTTATTCCAAAACAAAAAATAAATTTTGATAAAATACTATCTTATTTAAATAGTGATCATTTTAAAAGTAACTTTATGTTTGCCGGAAGGTTCAAAATAGGCCATCGACAGATTAGTAATTCATATATACCTTTAAATATTAAAATACATAACAGTATAGAGCAATAGGATTCGTTTGATTAGCACGGCATTCAAAACCACAAGTTGTACCTTTTAGTAAATGCAATTTATCGTGGTAATATGTATTTACGTCTTCTATATTGCAGAAGCGATGGAACTTTCCATCATTATTAAACATAATAAAGGAGTCGCTTTTTTCAAAAACTTTTATAAAAGACATATTAATAATTTTTTGTTTTAACTCATTATCACTTAAGGAAATATTTTGTTCTCCTGAAATTACCTTCCAATATATAGCATTATAAAGATTTATTTGTTCTTCAGTATATATTTTTTTATCTTTTACGCGAAAAGGTACCCATTTTTTATCTGAAATATCAATAGATGAATTGAATTTTTTGGAAACTTCATTTCCAGCCATTCCAACTTCCACTTTTCCGCCATTCCATTTTGCTTCTTCATTTTTACCAAGTATATTGTAATCACCCAGTCCATTTTTAATAATATTTACATAAGGTTTATCCGTTTTTTGATCTATACCAGAACAAAGGCTTATAAGCCATTCTCCTTTACCAACATTTGCCATACCGCCATTTGAACCAACGGTGATATCTTTAATTCGATCTGCAAACGTTCTGTATTTTTCATCTATAAATTCATAAATATTACCGCTTTTTTCTGTTTTAAAATTATCTACATCAAGTATGCCTTTATATAAATCACTAATCAGAGCGCTAATCTCAATATTGTTACGCAAAGCTGACATATATATAATATCTATCATTGTTGTGAAATCCGAATCCTTTAAAATAGGATAATATTTTCCAACGTATTCTTCTAATTGTTTTAAATCGTTTTTTTGTGCTTCCATTTTTGTAATGTTTAAGCTTTGAGTCTTTAAATAGTTTGTTTGCATCTTATTGTTTCTATCTAAAACTTGTAAAAACATTTCAATTTTCTTTTTAACACAGACATTTCTGAGTTATCAAAAGTCCTTGCTGAATCCATGATAAATGACAAGATACTAAATATTAGTTATTTATAATTATTTATCATCTACAAAAACAAGTTTCCAAGAATGCTCTAAAACATAACCATTTCTATTATCTGTTAGCAACCATTCTCGCAATTTTATATAAAAATCAAGACTTCTACTTCGGATCATATCTTTATGACAAATAAAAAAAGCACATGTCTCCGTTTTATATACTTTTGGTAAGTTTATATTAAGATGTTCGCACATTTTAAAAATAGCATCATTACTAGGACATATTGGTAATTTAATATGTCCATTATGAACTTTACGTATAATAGGCTTTAACCCCTTTCTCCATGATACAGGAAATAAAAAAAACTTTTCATTTCTATCCATAACTTCTTGACACAACTCTATAAATTTTTTGTTGTCCATAATATGATTATTTACATCATCTTGTATAAATAATGTGTAATCTGTTAAATTATCATAATTATTAATAATATGCGTTAAATATGTTTCGCTTTCTCTACCTATATTCTCTAATGGTAAAACTCTAATTTCACTACTAGAAAGAGATAATATTTTCTTAGATTTATTATAAACAATTACCTTATAATTATATTTAAAACCTAACATATCCTTTACAAATGCGCGCCACGATAAATTACTATAATAAGATATAATAATTTTTAAATTCATTATATCTAATGAAACATTTTATTATATTAAACCTACTTTAATGCTAAAGGATAACATATATAATGGTATTTATTGCCCCTGAAAATGAAAATGCAGAAAATTTTAAAGAGTATCAAGAATATTTTAATCATTTTTCATTTGAATTAAGTATTTGGCAAAAATATGCGCTTCGAGGTATTGTGGATGGCAAGCATGTTTTAGTGACAGCCCCCACGGGTTCCGGTAAAACATTACCAGCTGAATTTGCTATTGATTATTTTGTAAAAAATGGGAAAAAAATTATTTATACCGCGCCTATAAAAGCGTTGTCTAATCAGAAGTATTTTGAATTTAAAGAAAAATATCCAACTATTAGTATAGGCATTTTAACCGGTGATATCAAAGACAACCCAGACGCCGATGTTTTAATTATGACAACTGAAATCCTAAGAAACAATTTATACCAAAGAGAATTGGTAAATAAGAAAATATCTAGCGTATCTTCCTTGGAATTTAATGTTAATATTGAAGAAGAAGTTGGTGCAATTGTTTTTGATGAGGTGCATTACATAAACGACCCAGAAAGAGGTACCGTATGGGAGGAATGTTTTATGATGACTCCAGCAAATGTACAATTTATTATGCTTTCTGCTACGATCGACAAACCAGAAAAATTTGGCAAATGGGTCGAAGATATTAAAAAACATAAAGAGGTTGTTCTTACACCTTGTTCAGTACGAGCCGTACCTTTAGAACATCACTTGTGGATTTCTGCAAATGACAGCGATATTAAAAAAATAAAGGATCCAAACATGAAAGGTTTTATTCAAGAAACCATTAATAAGCCTATTCTAGTAAAAAAGGGCAAGGGTGATTTTCTACAGACTGCGTTTAGTAAAGTAAAAAGGATTAAAACATATTTGGAAAAAAATAAAATGACGATTAAAAGATCCGCTGTTATAAATAACGTCGCTCGGTATTTAAAAAAGATGTCCTTACTACCAGCTATATGCTTTATTTATTCAAGAAAAAATGTAGAGATATATGCTAGTGAAATTACATCAAATCTCCACAGCGACCCCAAAAATGTACAAATAATTAAAAAAGAGTGTGAAAAAATATTGATGAAATTGCCTAACTATAAAGAGTTTATACAACTACCAGAATTTACCTTTATGGTTAAACTTCTAGAAAAAGGTGTAGCTATTCATCATTCAGGTATTATACCCATACTAAGAGAAATGGTTGAAATATTGTTTTCAAAAGGATTTATACAACTACTATTTGCTACAGAAACCTTTTCTGTAGGATTAAACATGCCAACAAAGGTTGTTATATTTACAGATGTTAATAAATTTGATGGAACAGGTAGAAGATTTTTACATTCACATGAATATACTCAACAAGCAGGACGAGCCGGAAGACGAGGGTTTGATACAAAAGGAATCGTTATACATTTAAGTAATTTATTTGATGCACCGCCTGCTATGGAGTATGAAAAAATATTAAGTAATACTCCAGACCGCCTAGTTTCTAGATTTAAAATGTCCTATGGTTTTTTGTTAAATTTAATACCTATTTACCAAGATGATATTATGGAATATACCTCCACTAGTATGATAACAAATGACATTACTAATGAATTAAAACAACAACAAAAAATTATCGAAGATGCCGAGCAAAATAAAAAAGAAGGCGACCTTATTATAAAAAATATGACTACAAACGAAACGGTTGTAAATGAATACGTTGAATATAAAAATTCTTTGGAAATGGCAAGTAATAAAACAAAAAAAAGACTTTTAAAGGAGATCAAAATTATAGAAAAAACCTATCCAAATATTCAAAATGACGTTATAACGGTTGAAAGTCATAGACATTTATGTAAGCATCTATTTAGCTTAAAAGATGATATAAGTCATACTAAAAATTACATCATAAATAAAATAAATGTTATGAAAACATATCTATTAGATTATGGCTATTTGATGAGAATACCAGAAACTAATTTAATTGGTCTTAGTAATGATGGAATAATAGCATCTAACTTAAAAGAAGTTCATAGTTTAGCATTTACCAACAATATGATAAAATATAATAATTTCAAAGACCTTTCTTATATAGAACTAGCCGGACTATTTAGTTGTTTTACAAATGTCAATATCCAGGATGAAGCAAAAGACCACAGCGTAAAATCAAATTCTAGTATTCTTACTGAAATCATAAACTCTATTCAAGATGAATATGATGATTTTTATCATTTTGAGCAAAAAAATCTTCTTGATACCGGAGAATCGTACGATATGCAATTTGATTTAGTCATTTATGTTATGGACTGGTGCAAAGCTAAAAACGAAAGTGAATGTAAAAGTGTTATTAATAGAATTTATCATGAAAAAGGAGTGTTTTTAGGAGAATTTATAAAAGCAATCCTAAAAATTAATAATATAGTAAGTGAAATAGAAAGTATTTCTGAAATAATTAACGATTTAAATTTACTTGAAAAATGTAAACATATACAAGAAAATACTCTTAAGCATATTGTTGTAAATCAATCTTTGTATATTTAATACGTAAATATATATCAATTAAAATAAGATAAATTATCATAATGTCTATTGCAATTTTAAAGGAAAATTTTAATAGTGATTCTGCGAACGACAATCAAAACAAACACCACTGGCCTGAAGCAGCAAGAAGATTTATACCACAACTATTTAATTTAGTAAGACATGTAAATGCTCCAGTTGTTAAAAAATTTCATATTAGTAATTTTAATAGCGGAAAAGCAGAGACACTGGGCGATCTTTTTAACAAATATAATTCAGATAAAGCAAATAATCCAAAAAAACCTAGATTCCATAACTATCATTTTGTGTATGATAATATCTTAAGAAATCTAGGACTAGATGGTAAGTTAAACATATTAGAAATTGGTTTGGGAACAAATAATACTTCTATTGCTTCAAATATGGGTGAAAATGGAAGCCCTGGAGCATCTTTAAAAGCTCTAAAAGAATATTTACCTAACGCTAACTTATACGGTGCCGATGTGGACAAAGAAATTCTTTTCCAAGAAGAAAGAATACAAACCACCTATGTAGATCAAATGAAAAAAGAAACGTTCGACGAACTTAAAAAAGCATTCGATAATATTAAATATGATCTTGTGATAGATGATGGATTGCATAATGTATGTGCTAATTTAAATACTTTACAGTTCGCGCTAGAAAACTTAAATGTAAATGGTTGGATTGTAATAGAAGATATTGGAAAGATGAAATATGCCAACTGGGTTGTTATTGACCAAATTGTATCACAAGGGACAAACCTAGAAACCTTTTTGGTAGACGGACATCAAACATTTTTGTATGTTGTACACAAACTTAAATAAATATATATATATAAAATTAATGATTACTATATATATATTTACATGCTAGAAGAATACGAATGCGAATACGATTCGGATTCCACCGTAGAACAAGATTTAGAACCAAACATTCCTATTGTAAACAAAAATAATCCATATATAATAGAATGTAATGAAAACGAATATGGTTTAAGATATATAAATTCTAGTACAACTCCTGTCAAATATAAGCCAAATCAAATACCTATATATATTCCTAATAATAATTATATTTTATCACAAGAAATAGAATACGAAGCATCTATTGTTAAAGGCTTATCTATCATGGATTTTATAGCTAATATATCTTATACCATATATGGATTTTATTACCCTATATTGTTGTGTATTATTTCATGTTGCGGATATTCTGGCGCAGATTCATTTGATAAAAAAAAAATTTATTTCTATTTAATTTATTCATACGCACAACTTTTATGTAAAATGTATATACTTTCATATTTAATTGTTTTAGCCGTAAATTACAAAATTAAAGAACAACAGCAAAGTAATTTCCCTAATTACCTTTTTTTAAAAAATTTAAAAATGCCTATTATTTTATCTAGTGTATTACTTACATTTCAAGTTTTAATAACTAAATATGTATATTCATTTTACAAAAAAATTCCTAACACACCACAATATAATTATATGGTACTATAAATTAATGCTCTAATCTACTTAAATAATTACCTACTTCTAAAAATACTAACTCTGATATTTCTTCCGGATTATTATTTACTAAAACGTATGGCTCTATTATTTCGTTTTTTTCTTCAATCCGTTCCATTTTTTTATTGATAATCCTATTAGTGGCGGAAGGTGTCTTTACTTTGTATTTTCTACTAAAATATTCATAAATATTAGATACACTATTTGCATATTCTATACTTGCCATATTTTTACATGAACGATATAAAAAATATATCCCAACTGAACTAACCAATAATTTAGTTATGTTTCTCTTGCTCATCATGTATTTTATATATTTGTGTTTATATAAATAAATACAAATAACTTTATTATCTATATGAGTGATACTGTTATTTTGATAACAGGACAATTAAACGAAGAATTTACGGAGAGATTAATACTATCTTACATCGATGTAAAAGATAAATTACTTTCCCTTTGGAACAATACCGATGAAAGTTTAATTCAAAAATTAAAAAACCACGATTTCCTCGTGATATTGAACGACGATTCCTCATTAAAAAATGATCAACACAAACATAATCGCCAATTATTACCCATTAGAAACGGCATTTTAGAAGCTAAAAAACTTGGTTATAAATATGTTTTAAAATCAAGAACCGACATTTTCTCTAAAGATTTTGGAAATCTCATAGATACAACTCGTGATTTATACGCAGATAGGCTTATGGCTATAACAGGTATTTATACAAATACTGTAGGAGGATATTTTTTAGATGTTTTAGTATGTGGAACAATAGAAAACATGTTAAAGATGTTTGTTGTTAAAGAACCAAATAATAAACGTGCATTTGAATTATACTTATTAGAGTGTTATATAGGAAAGAAATTTTCAAAATTAAAGAAAGAAGAAGTAAAAAATCATATGGCCTTTTGTTTAGAAGAATGTAAAAAAAATAATTTTGAATTTATATGGTATAGAGATAGAAAATGGAAAACTCCTAAAAGAACCATACCCGATATGAAAATTATCAAAGAATATTGTGATGATAATATTATGTATTGTTAGTAAAAAATTGATATTAAATAATATGAAAAAATATAAAATATAATGGAATCTCTAAAAGTTGAAGAAAAACAAAAAAAAATGACCGCTCAAGAAAAAAAACAAAAGCAAGAAAATCTCATGTTAGAAATAGAAAAACGTACTTTAGATGAAGTTAAAACCGATGGTATTACTCTTTTGTATGGAGATTGTTTAGAACGAATGAAAGAAATACCTGACGATAGTGTTGAATTAATACTTTGTGATTTACCTTACGGAACTACAAAGTGTAAATGGGATACAGTTATTGATATAGAAAAACTTTGGGAACACTATAAAAGAATTATTAAAAAACCTTCTGGTGTAATACTATTGTTTGGACAACAACCATTTACAAGTATGCTTGTATCTTCAAACTACGAATGGTTTAAATATAACTTGATATGGAAAAAAAATAAGACAACCCAGTTTCTATTAGCCAATTATAGACCGATGAAATGCACAGAAGACATCTGCGTGTTTTCAAAAGGGGGTGCTGCAGCGGCTTCAAGGCATAAAGGGAATATGACTTATAATCCGCAAAATCTTATACCGGTTGATATTAAAAAGAAAAATAGTAAGGAAAGAATTGGAAAAATGTTAAATCAATCGCATCATCTTGGTCCAAATAATAAATTAATTAGTAATAGCGAATATTCTCAAAAATTTACTAATTATCCTACGGAAATGATAGAGTTCGAAATAGAATCTGACACCATACATGAAACTCAAAAACCCGTAAAACTTATTGAATATCTTATCAAGACCTATTCTAATCCAGGTGAAACCGTTTTGGATAATGCGATGGGTTCTGGGACTACTGGTATAGGATGTATGAATACAGATAGAAAGTTTATTGGTATTGAATTAAAGGAACTATATTTTAAGTTGTCAAAACAGCGAATGAATTTTCCATAAAAAAAGTAATCTAGAATTCATTTATACATAATCTCTCTATCTACTCTACTATCACCAACTCCCCCGTAATTTCATTTTGTACAATTTTTTTCTTCTCTGATTTGTTCAAAAAGTTGAGCGCTCGCATAAGTCCTTCCACGTCGTCACCCAACACACCCATGGAGCGGTTGCAGGAGTTGTGTAGGTATCCGCGGAAAGTATTTGTCTTGTGGCAGTGATCAAACACTAGGGATTGACTTCCCTCTGGCTTACCGCAAAGTGCGCAACAGGTCCCCGGCGGCGCTTTGTATGGTATTCCCAGGCTTTTTGCTAGTTTTATTGCTTGATTTTTTCCTTGACTGTCTAACAAACCACAGTCAGGACACTCGGGGCGACGCAATCTGTATCCATTCCGGTCGAAGGCATGTTTCCCGCTGGTGTTTCCCTTGTATAGGTACAGTTTCAGGTTCTTGTCGCACTTGGAACAAGCTTTCTCCTGCAAAGAGGAAAACTGAAGGAATTCCTCTTCAGGACTCTTATACTTTGCATCCGCTGAAAACTTGTCATAGTACTTTCTCTCTTTCTCCGTAAAGGTAGGCATCGTGTGTTCGGTCATTTTAAAATGGCCTAGGATATTCCTTTGTATATCACTACCTCATTCACAGAAAAGGTTTTCAATTTTTTTTTCACTCACTCATTTCTGACTTAAATTAAAACAACTGAACCCTTACCTTTTGCTTAAGACTATTTTCATCACAAAATACAAATATTTTAAATTTATGATTACTGTATATTGGTAAATCTAAAATATTTTTCATTTTAACCATCATTTGAAGCTCTTTTAAATAAATCATATAATGAAATAGACTTTCTTCCTTTTCTTTTTCAATAATATATCCTTGGTGAAAATTGTCTATTATATCGCTATTTGTAGTACATGCATGTAAACAATTGCAATCATTTTGGGCTTTTTTAATTTGTTTCATTTTTTCATTAATATATTGTAATCTCTCCAGCCATCCCAGATAAAACTTTTTTGTCGCTCCATCATTCTTCCACCTTACAAGTGAATGATTGTTTTGAAATTGAATCATATTCAATAAATCGGTAAGTCTTCGTATCGGTGAAGTAATTTGGACATACTGACTTAGTTTAAGAACCGCGTGTCCTATTTTATCATTAAATTCCACGTACTTACTACCACTACTATTTTTAAGTAAATAAATGAAACTTCTAATATCCTCGGGAACACTATCTATTTCACCTTCTTTCATGACAAGACTTCTATAGATACCATTTTTATGGCTTGCCAAATCTTTTGCACACAAATGATTCATTAAAATCATCAAATATGCAACCACATCATGACTATCCTTTATAACCGGCAAATAATTCGTTTCTTTTTTCTCATTTAGATCTTTAGTTAAATGCTGTAATCGTAGATAATCCTTGCTCTTCATAAGCAAATCCTCATCATAAACAAAATTATTTTTCACAACAATACAAGAATTAAAATACTTAACATCTACTATTTTAAGTTCTTCTATATATATTTCACATACGAAGGCGATTCTTTTTTGATTTTTTTGTAGGCTGCAAAGTTTATTACTTAATACCGGTGGCATCATAGGATGATTTTTATCTGGAAAATAGATAGTGGATACTCTATCTGAGAAGTGTTTCCATAGGTCTAAATAATCAAGCCATATAGAAACATTTGAAATATAAATTCTTAAGATATAGTTGGTAGTTTTATTTTTTCTTATACTAACGGCGTCATCAAAATCCAAGCAACCTTCCGGATCAATTGAAAATACGTTTTCCTTTTCCATATTCACGATACTAGGATACTTATTCAATATTCTACTTACATCAAAGTAATCTTGTTTTTCAAGATATTTTGTATTAAATATAAAATTTTTGTAAGGAATATTTATTTCACGATAATATAGCTGATAGGTGTAGAAAGCCTGCATATCAGATACATCACCGAATACGTTTAATAGTTTCCCCATGGGATGCTTACCGTTCCACTCGCTAAACGAAAAGATAACATATTTGTTTTTATAGTTTTTTGAGAAACTGTTTTTTTGTTCATACGGAATAAGAAACATAGGCAAGGTATTTTTACCAGGTATGCATTTAAAAAGCGGTTTACCTTTGTGCTTCCCAAAGGTTTTATTTTGACTTAAAACCAATATTCCACATATATATTTTGATGTTCTAATACTTGATTTCAATAATTCCACTTTCTTACCTGAAACTTTAAATAAATCACCATCAAATAATTTATTTAATGCGGGGTCTATACAAAAATCATTATCTATCTCTCCTTCCTTGTATTCTATATTCCATTCTGTATAATTTCTGTCGCCGATATTAATCAACTGAACCGAGGTCATTATCTAAACTAATATTATTATTAGATATATCAATTTTTTCAGTTAAACTTATTATTCTTTCCGACGATTTATTTTCCGTTCTTTTTACATTACTTTGCTGTAAAAAAGATAAACATAACTGTGGTAAAATACTTACTGTATTCATATATGTTTTATATGAAAATTTTAAAACATTACTTTTATCGGTTAATTTTATGGAATACCACCAATAATTAGGTATAAACAAAATTTGGCCTTTTCCTACATCTACGTCAAATGAATGTGTTTTATTGTAATCTATGCTATGACATTTATCTACGTTCCACGGATTTATTTTAGATCTAAATTCAAAATTAATATAATCGTTTTCTGTGTGTAAATACTTACTATATATGGGAGGTATTAATTTAACTTTAATAGTATCTTCGCAAACATAGAAAAAATTTCGGTTGTCTAAAGAGTATTGCAAACAGGTGTTAGCATCGTTCGTTCCTCTAATTATATCATAATTGCATTCACTTACCATAGTCGGTCTTAATAATTCATCTGCCGACTGAAAATGTTTTAACAGTCGAGATTCTTTTAAAAATTCATAATTATTGTCTAAATAGAACTTCTTTTCTTTTTCGGTTTTAAATAATTTGGTTGCTATATTGTAAGGAAGTTGAACATAGAGCTCATCTTCATTATCATTCATCTCTCTAACGTTTACATCGAAACTTCCATACGAAGAATTTAAAAGCCCGAGAGATAGGTTTTCATTTAAATAATCGCTGTCAAATCTAAACATTACGGGTTGTTTTAAATCACATATTTCATGTAATTTTTCTTTTGAAGGAGGTTCTATTTCGTATAATTCCAGTTCATTACTAGTTTTTAAATTAAAAAATACATGTAAATAAATAAATAAAATTATACTAAATATTGCTACCGTAATAAAGGAATACTCCATTAAATAATTTATATAATTATTTTTACTTATTCTTACTTATTTAAAGCACTAATCTTCCGCCAAAGAAGTTAAATAAAACCTAGCATAAGAATTTTCTGCAATTTGATATTTCAATTGCATCGGCATATCATTTGCATAGTAAAGGTTGATCATATCAGACAATTTTGAAAAAGCACAGAATTGTGTAAAATACTTATTACTAAATTCAATATCCAAACTAAAGTCTTGTTCGATGGCGTAATCTATTATTTTTGAATTGGTATCACTTTCATCAAACAATTTTACTTTAATAGAGCCTTCGTAATCAGCCGAATTCATAAGTATTTTATTTTCATCACATATAACCTTTATATTTTCTCCAAAAAGCAAAAGGTCGCTTATTAGTCCGCTAAAAATTTTGGTTGAAATTGAAAAATCTACTGGATACTCCTTATCCGGAATGGATAGCAAAGGAGTATCAATTTCTATGAGCGGTAATTCAAAGTATTTTGGAAAGTCTGGTGAATCATCTTTTGTATTTTCAAATGAAATTGAGACCGTATTAGGATTGCCATTATACTCCAAGGTTATATTTTGGTCTACATTCCTTGTATTCATTATTTTTTGTATGATAGCCGATTTGATTCCAATATTACTCGAGTCCCCTTCATCTAAGGAATAGTGGTCGAAAAAGTCTGCATCCAATTTTACTTCAAATAACGCTACTTGTGAAAAATCCATTCCTTGTACATAAAAGTGGTCTTTATGAAAGAATAGAATTACATTATCACTAAAACGGTGCAAATTCGATAGAATAGTAGAAAACTTTTCACAATCCTCTTTGATTTTAATGTGCAACTTCATGATTTATAACTATTAATTACGAATTATTTTAATTTCAATTTTTTAATAAAATTATTTGACACTACGATTAATATAAATATACGGTAAAACAAATGTTTTTTCTCCAGGAAATATCTTATAAACAAACGCTGTTCCAATTCCCATATAAATTCCAAACCCTGTTGCATATAAAACGGTTTTTGCTAGTTTTACCGAATTGTGGTGCATTAAACAATTACCATGATAATATTTATATCAATTATATAAAATAAAAATATGTATATTTTTATATGCCTTTATTTAGCGACGAAATAAACATTTTTCAATCTTATTGTAAAGAAATACAATCTTTTAACACGAAAAAAACAATTGAATCTATTGAAAAAACGATAAACCTAATAAAAGAAAAAGAAATAAAGGATAACTTATTAAAAGAAATTTCTATATTAAAAAATAATATTAAATACAATTAAACTATGATAGATTATATTAAAGATAATCCTAGAATTTGGTTTTTAATATTATTTACGAGCGGGTTGCTTTATGTGGTATGCGTAAAGGTAATTTTTAGAAGATTGTATAATTCCTAATTATTTTTTTTCCATAATATCCATTAATAGATTTTCTTGAGATTCTTCTGTAATTAAGGGTTCCGGTTCAGGTTGTTGCATTTCTTCTTCGGCATCATCTTCCTCTTCTTCTTCTTCGGTTATAGGAACTTTCGTTAAATCTACTTTCAATAGTTCGCTATGATCCGTTTCTGAACTGACGTCGCGTGTTTCGGGCTTTAAGTTGTTTTTTAAAGCTATATAAGAAGTATTTAAAACTAAATAATTGCTTTGCAAATCGTTAATATAACTATTCAACTTAGCTATTTTTAATTTTTGTGTTTCAACGGTTTGTTCTAAAATATCTATATTATGAGTAACATCTTTGCCTTTTAATTCCTGTAGTTCTTTATTTAGAGTACCCTTTAATTCACTAAGTTCCGTATTCACTCTATTATCAATATTCTCAATCTTGTTATTTAGAAAAATCATAAATTGATTTACATTAAATTTTCCCTGTGGCATAGGAGAGGTGACACGCGACTGAACGTTTTGCTGAACGTTTTGTTGAACGCTCGGTGGTCTTTGTTGAGCCGGCTGTGCTGTTGAAGTAGCTCTTTGTTTTCGTCTAGCCATAGCTGCTTTTGCACTCATTAATATATTAATAAAGTAAATTTAAAGTAGTTTATTTACGCATTTCCATTTTAATAATATCATGATGTGTATAGTCTTTAACTACAAAATCATCTATTTTATAGTTGTTTATATCTTCATATATGTTTTTAATTTCTATCGTTGGAAATGCGTGGGGTTCTCTTTTCATTTGGATCTTTAATGATTCAATATGATCATCGTATATATGTGCATTTCCTAAAAAATAATTGAAATCTGTGGCGTTTAAACCACAGTGTTTTGCTATCAAATGTGTTAAAAAACTATAGGATGCGATATTAAATGGTACTCCTAAACCTACATCACCGCTCCTTTGATACAAACTGCAACTTAATTGGTTTCCATTTATTACGTTGAACTGAACCAATATATGACAAGGTGGTAAAGCCATTTCATCTAACTGTATTGGATTCCAGGCAGACATTATTAATCTACGAGAATTTCTACTTTTTGGATCTTTTAATTGTTCTATTATATTTTTTAATTGATCTACGCCTTTATTGCTATAATCACTTTTACATGTATCATACGTAGCATTAAAATGTCTCCACTGATGTCCATATACTGGACCTAAATCGCCTTCTTGATAATGAAACAAACCACGCGAATCTAAAAACTCTCTAGATGCATTACCGTTCCATATTTTTACATTTTGTTCTTTTAATAGGTTATTATCAGTTGAACCATGAACAAACCAAAGTAATTCTTTTAAACATGTTTTATGCGCGACCTTTTTCGTAGTTAGTAAAGGTAAAGTATTATTTTCTAACGAAAAATGCATAGCTGAACCAAATACGGTTCGTGCAATACCGTTTCTTCCTTCTTCGTCTACGCCATAAACTATTATATCATTAATTAAATTTAAATACTGGTTTTCCTCATGTTTTTTATTGTCCCTAATTTTAGCAGGTTCTGCTACTCTTTTTAACATTAATAATATAATATTATTAATTTTTAATTTCTTTTCATAAATCATATGGAAGGAGGAGAATCAACCCCTAAAGAAAATATTATTGGAAAAATATTTAATTTTGATGAAGATACTCAAAGTGAGGTTCTAAATATTATGCAATATTCGTTGCTCAGTGTTGTTCCTATTATGCTTTTAAATAAAACGGTGCAAAAATTCATTCCAGAGGCCGATGAGGAAAAAGGAAGTGTTGAGGTTTTGGCCGAGGTTATTGGACAAATTGCTTTTATGTTTTTAGGAATATTTATGATACATAGATTAATTTTAGCAGTTCCTACTTATAGTAAAATTAAATATCAAGACTTCCACGTTACAAATATAGTCCTTGGATTTTTAGTGATTGTATTAAGCTTACATACCAAACTTGGTGAAAAAACTAATATTTTAATTGACCGATTATTTGATATGATAGAAGGTAAAAAACCCGAACAGGAAGGTGCTCAAAATCAAAATAATGGTGGTGGCGGTGGCGGTGGCGGTGGCGGTGGCGGCGGTGGAATTATGACTCAAGGATTGCAACAAGCACGACAACCTACTCAGGCTCAAAACATGGTTAATACTATAAATGGAGGTGGAGGACAATCATTTGATCATATGTATGGTGGACCTCAAAATCCTCTGGTAAACGCGCAACTACCGAGCGATTCGCTTTTAGCCGCAAATGAAGTTCTTGGAGGCTCTTTTGGAACAGCTTTTTAATTTATATTAAATATTTTAAGATAAATTAAACATACAAGCAATCAGAGCAAACTGTTCTTCCATTATACTTACCCCAGTGAATGATTTTACATAAAAATAAGTCATCACGATTTTTAGAACATCCTTTTCCACATTTAAAGCAACGAGCCTTTAATACGGTGGTATCTATATTACAACTACTGCACGGCCAAAGTAATGCATTTCCCATTAACCTAACGATATATATTATTTTTTGCAAATAAAATAATCTGTATAACTATAATGAAGATCTGTTTTTTAACTACAATAGTATCTAGTAATGATTATCCTACTGATACTCCAGGTAAGTTTAATCCTTTTGGTAATTACGACTTTTTCTTATTTACTAATCTCTCCAAAGAAAAATTCAAGGATAGTAAAGGATGGACTATTATTAAAATGGACGATTCTTTACTTAATACGTATATAAAAAAAAATGATCTTGATGATAAAAAAAGTAATATATATAAATCAAGATATATAAAATTTATGGGATGGAAGTATCTGAAGGATATTTTACATAAAGATTATGATGTAATTTTTTATTGTGATTCATGTTATATCCCAAATCATTTAATGGATTGGAATCATTATGCAAATATAATTATTAAAAGTGAATCTGGAATTATTCAAAGATTACATGATAAAAAACACGGACCTAAAAAAGAGTGTATGAATATTGTGCGCTCTAAAAAAGATACCCGGGAAAATATGAACAAGCTTATTAGTTTTTTAATAGAAAATAATTGCAAAGACAAAAAAATTACAGAAAATACTAGCTTTGGATATAATCCAAAAAACAAAAAAATTACAGACGCATTTTCTAATTTTTGGAATATTTATATCACGCAAAAAATATCTTACCGAGATCAGCCTTTATGGGGATTAATCTCTCAAAAACATAATATAAATCCAGAATTTATAGATATATTACATCGTGTTAACGGTGGAAACAAACATATTATGTTTAATTTTGCCGGAAAAAATTTCAGTAAAAACAAAAAAAGGCCTTATATTTAACTATACGCGTGGCTATTATTATATTTATTACCTTTTATTTTAATACTACGATACAACTCTTTATAAAATTCAATCACATCATTTTCTATATTGCTGTGTTTAAACCTTAGATTTCTCATAAAACTAAGATTTTTAAATTTTTTATAATCTAATTCTTTACCAACAAATAAATTTAATTTTTCTTTATCTTTTAATATATCATTAAAGTCTAAAAAATAAATTGGTATTTCCAAATCATTTTTCAACCATTTTTCAAACTGATGTTCAATTCCAAATAAATCATTCCCTTTTTCTTTTACTAGACTGCAAAAAGTATTTAAATCGGCAACCTCATTTTTTTTAAGATTATAAGGATTTTCCAACTTTTTCATTTGGTTCCAGTGCCATTTTTTTCTAAAAAACGATGCAATAGCTTTGCACGGTTCATTATATAGAAAAATGCATTTGGATACACTTTTAAAAATATTTTTTTGTTTTAATTTTTCTGGAGTTGATAAATGTTTTAGTCCATCTTTATCTGTAGTATCATTAATAGATACATTATTTATTTTTAAGAATTCCATAAAATAAGTTTGACCGTTTCCTCCGCTTCCTACGACTACTATCATCTTTATGATATATTAGGGTAAATTAAATGATATGGTTATCGCAATTATTCTATTAGATCATCTTTTCCGTATGTTACATTTGTTTCTGGTATTCTTTCTAAAATCAAATCTCTTGTTTTCTCTAGGTCAGATTCGGTGGTTCCTCCTAAAATAATTCTGCATATTTCCATATATTCCTCTTGACCTTTATCTGTTTTATTCCAATCGGGATATTGTTTTTCCCACTCCTTCATCAAATTTAATTGTTTTTTAGATACAGCATCAATTGATTTTTCTATTTTTCCTTTTTCGTTTTCACTACCCCATGTGTTGTCTTCTTTTATATATAACTGCGAGCCTTCTTCATCTTTAATAGAATGTATTGGTCGTTCTGTTGGAGGAGTTTCTTCAAGATTTTTAATCACTATATTTGTAATACCCTTTATCATTCCATTATTTTTTGTATAAGCCAGGTCTGCAAGGGTCATTTGTATTTTACTTAAAAAATCAGTTAAATTCATAGCATCCTTACATTCTTCATTTAAAAATAAATTAATATTAACGTTTTGATTATACGTATTATTAATTATTCTGCTAGTATCTTTTAATTTAATAATTTCATTACACAATTCTTTTGTTTGTTCTTGACTTTCTATTAGCTGATTTTGAGTTTTTATAACTATATCCAATAAAGTATTACTGTCATCAATCATATTATTATTTTTATCGCCCACAAACCCGCATTTTTTTCTATGGCGATATAATCCTTGTGGATATTTATATTCTTTTCCACATAAATTGCAAATATTTTCGTTTTTTGCCATACTTTTCGCGTTTTTAGACCCCTTCTTTTTTGCATACTCTAAAAAACTACTTTGATTTAGTATCAAGGTATCTACTATTTTTTTCACATTTTCTACTTCATGATTCAAAGATTGAACTTTTATTTTTTTTTCATCGTTTTTTTCACTACTTTCATATGGGTCTATTTCAACTTTTTCTGGGAGTGTTTTGGCGTTTTTTGGCATATTTTCATTTTTACATCTTGCTTCATCGCTACTATGAAAGTTTAATACATCCATGAATTTTTCTTCATATTCTGCTACATGTTCCACATTTTCGTCGTTCAACTTTTTTTTTTCCGTTTTTTCACTTTTTTGAAATTTTTTGCCATTTTTTTTTTCAACTTTTTCTGCGAGTGTTTTCGCGTTTTTTGGCACATTTTCATTTTGATATATTATATCAATACTACTAAACAACTGTAGGTCTTCAACTGAAATATTATCATTTTTTACTACATGTTCCACATTTTCTATTTTCAACTTTTTTTTTTCCGTTTTTTCACTTTTTTCACTAGATTTCGGAAAAAAACGGTCATTTTTTTTTGCCGTTGTTTTGGCGTTTTTCGGCATGTTTTTATTTACACCGTTTATTGTACTACTACTATTTAGATTAATTTCTATATCTCCTAAATATTCTTTTTCTACTACATGTTCCACATTTTCGTTTTTTAACTTTTTTTTTTCCGTTTTTTCAACTTTTGAAATTTGGGGATTTTTTTGCGATTTTTTTTCTGACTGACATTCTTTTTTATGTTCCAAAAAGTGCTGCATACAGCATGTGATAAATTCGCAATCTTCGCACAAAAAAAATGGAGGGGATTTTTTAAATTTCATGTACCATTTTGTACCATGTTTTTTTGTCGAAAAATGCTTCTTAAAATCCTTTTTATTAGACGTATTATAATCACAAACTTCGCAGAAAAAAATTTTCTTTTTTTTTGATGTACCATTTTTGGGTACATGGGGATTTTTTTTTTGGGGATTTTTTTCAATTTCCATATATTATACGTAGATTTTTCTTTAACTTTTTTTGATTATAGTGCCTTTTTTTCAGCTGACCATAAACTCCCTACACTACTTTTCACAAAGATTACTCCTTTTTCCCTACATTCTCTAGAGAGATTGATAATTTTTATACAAAAAAACTTTTTTCCAAAAGTATTTTGGGATTTTTTTACCGAAATTTTGAGAAATCCTTTGAAATCTCTGAAATACTTTCAAAAAAAAAAAAGTGAAAAAAAAAAAATTTAGAAGCAAAAAATATAGATATATAAATATGGAGGATAGTTACGAGAAAAACCTTTTAAAAAAAGCCCTTGAAAATGAAGAGAACAGTAAAATATTTAATTTAACTAGTTCAAAAATCATGGACCAAAAGAATAATATTTTGCAAAAAATGCAAATAAAAGGCGAATTATTAAAAAAATATCACAGTAAATTAAAAGACTATCGATTGATTGAAGATGTCGATGATGTAAATTATGGAAACTACATAAGATGGTTTAATATTAAAAATCCTGATGATATTAAACTAACGAACGGTGCTCATGTATGCGAAATAAAAGTATGTGAAACCGGTACTCACATTATATGTAAAAATAGATATAATAAACTATTTACTTTAATCATGGACGAATGCGTGATATTTCAAAAATTAAACAATGAAGAAGTAATGCTACTTAATGTGATAAATTATTTAGATAAAAATTGAGTTTTTTTTAATTCTATTACAATACAATAAAAATGTTTCTTGGACTCCCAGACAAGTTTTGGAAACGACACTATTTTCCAAGTTTAACAACCAAAGATTTATTGTCATTAATCCAAACATCTAAGCATTTTAACAAACAAAAAAAATACATCTACCGACTCATTTATATAAAATTAATTAATTTTATAAATATTGAAGAATATTATGATAATTATGATAAAAAATTCTATTATCCACGTGATTTAACTATTTATACTACTAATGTTAATATTATCATAGAAACATTAACATTATTAAATAATAATACATTTTTGAAAAATATGTTTATAAAAGCTACTCCAAATCGCAAGTTAATAAGAAAGTTTATACAAGTAATTAAAAAGGTGGAAAGCAAAGAAATCACGATTTGCCACGCATCTAAAGCATACTCTGATATAATAAACGAATGTGTTTAAATGTATCATTCACTTCTCCTTTTAAATATCACACGCTTTGTTTTCCTCAATTTATAGCTTTTATTCTTGTAATTTTTAAGTTGATACTTTTTTTTACAAGAAAATTTTGAACCTTTAATATTTCTCTTCGTAAATATAGAATTCTTACAAATAGCAATTGCAGCCTTTTCTGTAGTATTTGAACCCTTTTTAACCTTTTTAATACATCTACATAATTTATTCGCTAGTATATCTTCGGCCCTTTTCTTAATCCAAGAATCGGATTTTCTTTTAAAAGAAACTTTATAATAACTTAAAATAGTCTTATAATCCGATTTGGTTAAGTTCATTTATATATAATAGATATATATATTTTTGTAATTATTAAAGTATAATAATAATTTAATATGAATAATGAAATAAATAAAGTAATAGTATTTGATTTAGATCATACAATAGGAGATTTTTTTATTATAGGTATGATATGGAATTTTATGAAAAAAATAAAATTACACTTAAATCAAAGAGACTTTAACGATATTTGTTCATTATTTCCAAATATATTAAGATATAATATTATTCCAATCCTTAACTATATATGTGTAAGAAAAACAGTTAATAATACTATAAAAATTATAGTTTATAGTAATAATAAAAAAGGTATCGATTGGATAAAAATGATAGTAACTTATATACAGTATAAAGTAAATTATAAGATTTTTTTTAAAGTTATAGAAAATGATTATAAATCCTATAAAAATCTATTGATAAAAACAGGAATCCCAAAAACCGCAAAAATATTATTTATTGACGACTTCTATCATTCACAAATGAATCATGATAAAGTTGTTTATTTAAATATAAAACCTTACAATTATTATATACCAAATAGAATACTTATAGATACATTTACTACCAGTAAGTATTTTTATAATAAGATATTAAATAATGATAAATTAAATGTTGTAGGCCTGTTTAAAAAATACATAGAAATAAATAATATCAATAAAGAAAAAAAGAAGGAAGAAAAAAAGGTTGATTCAATCGTGTCTAAAATGATTTTAAATCATATTCAAAGATTTTTAAATGAAAATGATAATAAAACCCGAAAAAATAGAAAACCGTTACGAATACATCGATAACGTTCTTGCACTTGCATCCGTAGCATTTACAAAATTAGGCATCCAATAATATGGAATGATAGACTTTCGTCCTGGGTAAATGTTGTTGAATATATAATAATAATACATTTGCTCTTTCGTAAATTTTTTTTCACAACCCTCAAAGTCTGGTATCTTTATTGATTCCACCTTTTCCTGTATTATTTTATACCACGAACGATCTTTACTACTAACTCCGTCGCTAAAAGCTTCCTTTTTTCTATACAATATTTCTTTAGGCAAAAACTCTTTATATTCGCTATTATAGGTTTGTTTTATAATAGATGGAATATTTTTTATATCAAAAGCTTTTCTAATTAAAAACTTTTCAATTTCATATACGTTTTTATACAAATTGTTATGATTTCTAATGTTCGCAGGAATAGACAAGTAATATTCTACCCATCCTCTGTCTAAAAAAGGCGTTCTTGCTTCAAGTCCATTCGCAGAAATACATCTATCACTTCGTAAGCCATCAAAATAATGTATGTTATTCAATAACCTCATACATTCTTTATCAAATTCCATATTATCCGGACTAGCCTTGAAATATAAATAACCACCCATAAGCTCGTCACTACCGTCCCCGTTAAATATAACCTTGGCTTCGCTATTTTCACTAATATATTCCGCAACCAAATAATTTCCAACACTAGCCCTAACCGTAGTAGTATCATAACTTTCAATTACTTTTATAACCTCAGGTATTCTTTGAAAAAATTCTTCCTCCGATACTACTATTTCCGTATGATTTGTTCCCAAAAAATTAGCTACTTGCTTAGCATATTTCAAATCTTCAGACCCTTTAAGCCCTATACTATATGTTTCAACACGACCTGGATACAATTTACTTACAATAGAAGCTACTAAACTAGAATCCAATCCACCAGACAACAAACAAGCTACCGGTCTTTCACAATTTTCAACTCTTTTTTTAACCGCTTCAATAAATGTTGTTCGTATACCTGTTAAATACGTATCATAATTTAACCCAGAAGGTTGTCTATAAAAAGAAAAAGTAGAATACTTATGTTCTAACGCATCTGTAATCCAAGAATTTATATCTCTGGTGTATTTGTATACCATGTATGTAGAAGGCGTAAATTGACGAATTGTCTCGGTTCCTTCTATTGCATGCAATTGTTTCATTTCTGAAGCAAATCCAATATATCGGTAAGATGTTGCTACAAACAAAGGTCTTACACCATAAGGGTCTCTAGCAGCAATAAATTTACTATTTTCTTTGTCTCTAAAATCAAATAATATAAACGCAAACTCCGCGTCTAGTTTCTGTAAAGTATACTCAATACCATACTTCAAATACATATGTATAATGACTTCACAGTCAGAATTTGAAACTATATTGTCGCTATGTATAGCTAATTCTTTATATAAATATTTATAATTATATATCTCTCCATTACAAATAAGAAGAATATTATCAACGATAATTGGTTGATTCGATATATCGTTTAATCCATTTATAGCTAAACGATGAAATCCAAAAATAGAATTAAATGTAGATAAATAATCAGTATTCAATATAGATTTTTCCGGTCCTCTTGATTGTCCGATGTAAAAAGCCTTCTTAATTTCTTCAATTGAAATACGAAGACCTTGATACTGTACCACATTTAACAAAGAAAATATTCCACACATTACATATAAATAAGTATTCTTTCTTTAGATAATTATAAAATATTATATATAAGTATATGCAAAACAACGAATGTTCTTTAAATGGTGTATTATTTTGTCAACAAAATAGAACACAGGTATTAAATGATCGGATATTTAGTAGGAATAATCCATATTTTCACCAACCGCCAAGGTACGATCCCCGATCAGTTGGAACCAAACGTACGCGATTTCCAATCATAACATCAAATAATGTATGCGATAAACATTCAAAAAAAAATGGATTTAATGTTGTCTTAGAAACCGTACTACATAATAGACAATTTGCTCTACAAAGGTCCGAGTTAAATGAATATGTACCTTCATCTACCAGCACTTTATATAATGACTATATTCCTAATGGTGTAGCTGTGAACAACCCGCATAATCTTCTTAATACTAGTAATATTTCTCGTAATTTCAATCCAAATAAATATAATTTAGGAAAAAATACCTTTCATAATTACACAAGAAACCAGCTGTTAAACGTAAAAAAATAATCAATCTTCAATCTCTTGAATATCAATAAAATCTGGATTTATTTTTTGATATTTCTTTAAAAGATTTTTAAAATGCATTAATACAGTAAGCTTTTTATTAATGTTATCATTTATAACTTTGATATTTTTAAGATTTTTTTTATTAATTTCACGCCATATTTTTATATCATTAGATGTATACCAACCAGAATCTATGATATATTTGTTGTAATCTTTTAGAAAATTATCATATTTAATGGAAAGATTATTACAACAACATTCATATAACTGATTCGCATATTTCAAACTATCTATTTGATTATATATAGCCATCGTTGTACTAATTGTACAAATAAATGTTGTATTAGTATTTAAATTAAACATGGATTTAAGAGAAAAGGTAAGAAGGGTTCTTCGGTACGGAATATGTTTTTCTTTATTATAGTGAGCGCGAATACATTCTTTTAGCGCTAACATATTTAAGTTATTAACAGTTCCTTCTTGTTGTATTTTTTTATTTTTATATTCAACGCCTGATTCTTGTCCGGCCATGTCTACAATAATATATTGTTTGTTTTTTACCGAAACGTTAATAATAGCATGAGAACGAGAAGATACTGAATTATATTGTGTTTTATTTTGGCTTCTATTTTTTTTTAATGTTTTTATAAACGCTTCAATATCATGAGTGTTTTGGATTGGTAGAATCGTTTTATTTTTAACAACCAATACTGAAGTTTTGTAGAATTTTAATTTCTTTTTTGTTAGTAGATCGAAAATTTCATTATTATAAATTTGTATAGCAGAAACCTTAATATTATCTTGATAATATTTTAATAATTCGCACAATAATCCATTTGTGGTATAGGTTTTTCCTGTTCCCGTATATCCAAACAATACCCAGTAATTTACAGAAGATTGTTTATTCATGATAATTTTATTAAAAATCTCTTCATTTGTTGAATTTTGAAAAAGGTCATGAAGATTGAAGTCAAAGGTTTTATTTTTATAAGGTATAGATACGTTGGTAATGTTATTAGATATTTTTTTAAACTGAATTGGATTATCTTTTACTCTACAATAAACATTAAACGACATTTAATAATATATAACAATTATTATATTTATATATTATTTTATTAAATGCCTCCCATAGCCAAATTAGGAGGTCCAGAAGGAAGTGGTTTTCCAGATAAATCATCTATTTCAATCTTTCCAACCTTAGCTATAGGATCCTCTGGTATTAGATCAGCATCATAACTATCAGTAAAATCACTAGATAGAGGGTCAAGTTTTAACATAAAAGAAATTGGATTAAAATCGGTGTGAGTGCCTTTAGGTTTTTGTTCTTCTACGCCGGGTCTTCCAATATAGTTTTGTTTCCATGTGTTAAAATTTCCAAATACAAGTTCCCAATAATTTTTGCTAGTCATAGAATTTAATATCTCATAACGTTCCGCCTGTAGTTCTCGTTCTTTGGAATCTCTAATTTCTGAAAGGATTTTGTTATTAGCAATATGTTTTTGAATTGCTTCCTCATCTCTCTGAAATTCATCCGTTTCTCGTTGTCTTTTATCACGTAGTTCTTTTTCTCTTCTTTTTCTTTTGCCTTGTCTTTTTCTTTCTCTTTTTCTCCTTTTTTCCTCTTTCTTTCTTCGTTTTTTCTCAATTTTATTTTGCAATTTAATAATTTTTAATGCACGTTTATCACAATTTAATCCTTTTGTTCGCAATTTTTTAAGTTTTTTCTTTCTCCTTTTCATTTTCTTTTTCCTTTTATTTTTACCTTCTATAACATTAAAATTAGTTAAAAAAAATAAAATGGAAATAATGAATATAAAAAAAATATCATTAGATGTAAATTTCATTTGTAGTTATATTTTATTTATATTTTAAAAAAATAAAATACTTCACTAAATAGTTTTATATATGTAATATTTAATTTAACCTATATATATGAATGCAAAACAAAATCCTGAACTATATTATTTAGTAAATCCCGTATATAGTAAAAAAATATGCAAGAAAGAGGAAAATAAACCAATCCCAAGTAATATACCTAAAAAAAAGGAAAAACTTTTTTATAAAAAAAGGATTCAACAACTTACGAAAGATTGTATGCAAAATAAAGCCCCTAATTCTATAATCGAAAGTGCATATAATGAATATATAGTAAGTTGTATAAATTATTTCAAACAAGAGGATACGAATGAATTGATTCAACAAGAATACGAAGATTTAATTATGGATGATACGGTGAATGAAAGTGAATCTATTAATATAGAACAAGTAAATAAGGATTTATATATAAAGAAAAAAAATACTAAAATAGAAGATTGTTTTCCTATAACAAAAACATTACTAAATGAAAAGAAAAATATAACTTACCCTAAACAAAAAGAAGTGGATATAAAAAATTCAAAATTTAAAGTGAAGGGTTTGAAAAAAAAGGAAAAGATTTAATGTTATTATATATTAATATGACAAATTCAAAAACTAGAAAAAAACAAAAAAATAAAAAACTAAATTGTAGTGGAAATAAAAAAAGTTATACTTGTTATAGTGCGAATTCTTTGAATCATATGAAGAAGCGGTGGAATAGTCGTCATCCTGATAGTAAAATTTTAACAGAAAAACCAAAAGAAATATGGTCTAGTTTTAAAAAATATTTAAGGGATAGTTGTGAAACGGAGGCATGTTGGATGCGTCAAAATTTTATGAAAGACGGTTTAACAAAAGAGTTATTAAATTATACTTTTGCACCATTTGCGCCATCATCGTGGGTAAAGAATCCAAATACGTGGTTAACGAGCGTGGATATATCAAAGGTTATGAAGCAATATGAAAATAGGTATCCAAAATTTAATTTTATAGGACCTTCTCCTATAGACTATGATGCGTTAGATGAGAATAATGAACGGGTGTGGGATGAATTATATGATTTTGATGTAGATAAACAAATTAAAAAGGGAAAATATAAGATAGGAATAGTGTTTAATACGGACGATCACACGAAATCAGGTGCTCACTGGATTTCACTATTTATAAATTTAAAAACGGGTGAAATGGATTATTTCGATAGTGTTGGAGACAAAGCTCCTTCAAACGTAAAGAAGTTTTGCAATATGGTAAAAAAACAAGCAAAAAAATCAAATCACGAATTGCCGGAATTTGTATTTGATGAGATTTATCCAAATAGCCATCAAAAAAAAGATACAGAATGTGGTATTTACAGTTTATATTTCATAAAAAATATGATTGAAAAAAATAATTTTGATTTTTTTAAACATAAAAAAATAAAGGATGATGATATGGAAAAATTTAGAGATTATTTTTTTAATTGATTAATTAATAAAAATTTATATTCACTTATGTTATAATGAAGACTTACAAAGAGATGATAATGATGTACCATACTACTATTAGAAACATAGGTTTATATACATCATTATCTTTAGCGGCATTAGCTTATTCTAGGTCTTATAGAGGGAGTGGATTTATGAGAAACATAGCAGGTATATTAATAAGTGTAACTTTAATAGTAATAGCGTTATCAATTAATTATTATTTACAACAGGATCTTAAACATTTAACAATAAAAACTCCGATACCTGCGTTGGAAAAATGGATAGGATTATTAAATGTTATAGGGATGGTTCAAATAACTGTATTATTAATAAACTTATTTACATTTGTAAAACAATTTATCGGTGAATAATTTCTATACATTTTCTACTTGATATTCTATAGAAATAATACCATTATTGTTAGAATCTCCGGTAGAAATAACGTGTTCTATTGTATTACTAATTTGAGTTATGATTGTATTTCTTATATTATCTACATTCCTATCAAAAACCGCATTAATGGTAATTGTATTATTTGATAAATCATTTTCTATTTCGGTAGATTCGGGTAATGAAGGTTCAGGTTCTAACAAAGGTTCTTCTTCTGGTGGTAGCTGTGGTTCAGGCGATGGTTCAAGAAAATCTTCAGAACCAGCAACATAATCCCTGATGTCGTATCTACATACCGGACATCTAACGGCATTTTCAAACCATCTATTTAAAGCGGATGAATTAAAATTATGACGGCAGTGTATGATTTGCATTACGATGTCACCTGATTGAAAATCTTCGTGTCTTATAGGACATCTAGTGTTCATAGGATTTTCTATATCTTCAAAATTAAGCATTCTTGTAGCGGTTCTTATTTGCTCAAAAGAAGGATGTATGCGCACAGGAGTTAAATTACTAAATAATCCAGATAGTGTATCGTTGGTTGTTTGTGCGGGTGCATTAAATATCGCTCGTGGTCTAGTTAATATAGGGGGGTGTGTAGAAGTAAAATTAAATCGGTTATTATTTACTAAAGTATAGGTATGTGCCTCCATATTTCTTAAAATTCCTGTAAAATTACTAATAATATTAACAATTTCATTGGTTTGATTTAAATAATCATTTCCCGTTAAATTTCTATTATGTTGCATATATAATTTATATTTAAAAAATTAAATTTAAATATAAATTTATACATTAATATAAATTTATGAACAGTGATATAAGCAATCCGGAAAATAAAAAAGAAAAATATTTCAACAAGGGGTTAACCGGATTAGCTAATCTAGGAAATAGTTGTTATAAAAATTCTTGTATGCAAATATTATCACATACATATAGATTAAATGATTTATTAGACAACGAAAATTATAAGAAAAAACTAAATAGAGTACCAGATTCCCTTTTATTAGTAGAATGGGATAAATTAAGAACATTAATGTGGAGTGAAAATTGTACGGTGAGTCCTGCGGGGTGGAATCAGGCGGTGATTCATGTAGCTCGTTTAAAAGATAGGGAAGAATTTCTGGGATATAATCAAAATGATATAGCAGAATTTTTATTGTTTATTGTGGATGGTTTTCATAATGCATTAAAAAGAGAAGTTGATATGGCAATAAAAGGAGATGTTAAAAATAAACGAGATCAGTTAGCAAAGAGTTGTTTTGAAATGATGAAAAATATGTATAAAAACGAATATTCAGAGATAGTAAACATATTTTATGGTATTCATGTATCTCAAATAGTATCGTCTTCTGGTAAGGTTCTTAGTAATAATCCAGAACCATATTTCATGATAGATTTACCTATGATAGATAAGGATAATTTATCTATAATAGATTGTATTAATGAGTATATAAAACCTGAAAAGTTGGAAGGTGAAAATGCGTGGTACAACGAAAAGAAAAAGAAAAAAGAAGATGTAACAAAGGGTATAGTATTTTTTAGTTTTCCGGAAATATTGGTTTTATCTATAAAGCGATTTAATTATATAAATAGAAGTATTAAAGACAATAGAGTAGTGGATTTTCCTTTAGAAGATCTAGATTTAACAAGTTATTGTCATGGATATAATAAAGAATCATATGTTTATGATTTATATGCCGTATGTAATCATGTAGGTAGTTCAGATGGAGGTCATTATACAGCGCATATTAAAAATGCAAATGGTATATGGTATAATTTTAATGATACATTTATACAGAAAATAAAAGACATAAGTAATACTATAATTTCTAATGAAGCTTATTGTTTATTTTACGAAAAAAAAAAAAATTAACATATCAATATATAGATGAATTTAGATTTTAATTTAAATGCTATAAATTCTGGATTATACAATTACATAAATAGTTTTGCGGGAAGGTCGCCATTTGTATTAGTGACATTAGTACTTTTAATAGTTGGTTATGCGATGACAGCTCCTTATTTAGGAGGAATTAATCAAGAAGAATTTACGTTTTTTGATCAATCCAATGATGTATTTGAGGTAGTGTTATGGACAATTTTTATATTTTTGGTATTGTTAAATGGCGTTTACTTTTTTTTTGGAATAAACATTAATACATCTATTAAAAATCTATTTTCCGGAGAACCATTAGAAGTGGAACTAGATGTAGAAGAGAAGTCTAGTACCGGTAAAAAAAATAAGAACACAATAGATACTTTATTAAAAGATTTTAGACTTTTTACAGATAAAAATTTAAGTATAGATCCAGAAGAAATAGAAAAGCAGGAAAAGGAGGAAGAGGATAAAGCAACCGGTAAAATAAAAGAAATAAAAGGTGTTATGAATAAAGAAAAAGAGAATATTAAATTGGACGATAAAGCTTCAGCTCCAAGTAAATTAGCGGAATATAATTCTGGTCAAGAGGTGTTTCATGTACCAAATAATAAATATACGTACAAGGATGCAAAGAATATATGTAAGGCTTACGGGGCTCGTTTAGCAAGTTATGATGAGGTAGAAAATTCATACAATAAAGGCGGCGAGTGGTGTAGTTACGGCTGGTCAGACAACCAACTAGCTTTATTTCCAACTCAAAAATCAACCTATAAAAAATTGCAAGAAAAAGAAGGTCATGAACACGATTGTGGTAGGCCAGGTGTAAACGGAGGTTATATAGATAATGAAAATGTTAGATTTGGGGTAAATTGTTTTGGATTTAAACCCAAGATGAAACCAGAAGATAAGGAAAGGATGGAAAATCATCATATTTATCCGAAGACAGAAAAGGATTTTGAATTAGAGAGATCGGTTGATAAATGGAGAAAGGAAATACCAAATATTTTAGTAGCGCCCTTCAATAGTAATACATGGAGCAGAAAGTAATTAAATTATGGTAAAATATAGATTAGGAAAAAAAAAAAGAATGCAAAGGCGCCAGCCATAATAATAATTTCATATACGTAAATAATATAGAAAAAAACGTAGGTTGCCATAGTGTTTCTTGGAACAATAATATTTTCTTGTGGATTTTTATTTATTGTTAGTTTTCCGTTATCAATATTGGAATTACATATAGGGCACCGAGAATTAAATTTAGTCCATTTTATTAAACAATCTTTATGTACAAAAGAATCGCATTTGCAATTTTTTTTATCGATAATGTGTGACAGCAGTAGTAATTTTTTTTTATTTTTACAAAAGCAAATAAAACATTCTTTTTTATGTTTAGTAGTAATTTTATTTGTTTTCATAATATACTATTATTTTTTATTTTTAATAGTATATATATAATGAACATGATGACTTTAAAAATAACATTATTAGTATTAGTATTTTTATTAGGAGTCTATACTTATAGTTGCAATTTTATTACGAAAATAGATGAACCGTTTACTGTAAGAGAAGATTGTCCTAACGTTTTAATTCAGAAGGGAGGTACGTTGTATTTAAAGAATACAAAAAAGGCCGAAGTTCCTGGGGTAAATCCTGTAAAATTCGATAATTTAGAAGAATATGTAGAATATATGAAATGGCAACAAGCAAAGGGTATAAAATGTCCAATACTATATTTGCAACATACTTACAATACTCAGGGTACAAGTGAATATAGAGTTAGACCCGGTCCTTTAACGCTAGAGGGAGGATTAGAGCAAGAAAATGATATGAATATAAATATAAGCGGAAGGGAAATAACCGAAAGAGCGAGTATAGAAAACGCCATGGACAACATGTTATTAGATCGATTAAGTGTTCAACCGCACAATGTAGAAGAGTCTTTAATGTACGATTCACACAGAGATGATAAACCATTTAATACCAATCAATATCCAGGAATAGACCTAGAGAATCAGTACATAGGATTAGAAGTACCTTTAGATCAGGTGTATCGTCATCATAAAACAAAAGAAAAAAGTCCAAATGCAATGGATACAAACTGGGGAGGGATTAAATATAGTAGAAAAGTAGTTGCATCAGGCATATTTGATGAAAATACTAGAAAAATGAATGAGGTAAATTAATTGTCGTCTAATACATTTAGTGCTAAATCACATGATTTTTTAAATGACTCTAGATTATTAATATAGGTGATTTTCTTAAGATTATCAGGTGTAAGGGTTGAACTAGTATCTATACCATTTGAAACGATAGATTGAAGTAGCATAGCATCGGTCCAAACCTTCATATTGTTAATAATATCTTCATAATTAGTTCGGTATTTATCTATAAGTAGATCATCTAAAAGTTTCGCGGTGTCGTTGCTAATTTTTTCTGCCTTTTCGTCTGATTCGGATGGAGTAAATCCTTCTATAATATTACCTTCCATATCGTCTAGTAAAGTATAATTATTCTTAATTAAGGTCATAATCATATATATAGTAAATAAAAAGAAGACAAAACACATTCCATAACCAAAAGTTTCATTATCCAAAATGTTCATTATATTATATTTATATATAATTATTGCATTAAATATATTTTAATATTTTGGATGGCCGTTTTGCTTAATTTTTTCGATACCGATTTATCATTTATAATATAAATGTCTTCTAAACAGTTGTCATTTTCTTGCAATTCAACAATAAGATTAATAATGGTTTCATATTTTTTCATGATAGCTTTAGCACAATTATTGCTAACACCGGGTATCTGCATAAGCATAATCTCTCCAATATTAGATGTAGTAACATTGGATTTTTTAGTAGATTTAATGACATCACAGTAAGTTTTCGTAGAAAGACTAGAGGTATTATTATAAAAAATAGAAAGGTCTTTTTGTTTATTTATTTTTTTTAGATAATGAAATAAAAAAATAGCGGTTTCTTTTACGTTTAATGTTCTAAGTGTAGAGAATTTTTTGCAATAACTTAAACTATAAATACAAGAGATAACGGTGTTTTGTTGTTGTTGAAATTTAGGGTTAAATACGCTACCTTCAATAATGTAAGTAATATTATGATTATCGGTATCGGATTGTTGAAGTCTAAAGGACTGTTCTAAATATCGTCCATCTTTTACACTGGAAAGTAAATCTGCTATAGTTTTTCTTTCAAATACTAATATAGGTTTATTGGTTTCATCTATGATGCATACGTCGCCGATATCTAGTTGTTTAAAAATAATATATTTATTTATATCGGTATTGGAAATAGGATTATTTTGATATAATGTGGTAATTTCTTTAAAGAGGGATTTTTCTCTAGAGTCTATAAGTAAAGAAAACATAAATAGTTATATTAAAAAATATTTAATTTGATTTAAAATTAAATATAGCTAATTTGTATGAATATTTTTAATCCAATCCAAAAAGAGAATGAAGTAATATATGAAATGGATGAAATGGATGCAATAGATATATCTAATATTTTTTTGTGTGAAATATGTTATGAATATGGCGATGATTCAAAAAAGATAAAATGTAATAATGATAAATGTAATAAATATATGTGTGAAAATTGTTTTGAAAATTGGAGTAAAAAACATAAGAAATATAAATGTGTTTACTGTACAAATCCATTAGAAATATCCGATATGGATTTAGATATTGAAAATAATGACACAGTAAATAGATACCGAACTATAGAAAGACAACCAAATAGATGTATATTAGTATTTTTTTTAGTACCTACTGTAGGGTCCAGTTGTTATCTAATAGGTGTAAGTATCACTCAATCATTTAAACCCGAGTTTATAGTTTTTAATTTTATGTTAGGTTTATTTGTAATACTTTTTATTTGTGCTGTAAAAGTTTTATGTTGTTGCAAGTAAAATGAATAGATATTTATAGTATGCGATATAAATAATTTATAATAATATATATTATTTATAATGCCCATATTAGTTTTAAATAATTGGCAAGGTATGTTAGGAAATACGATATTACAAGTATATAATTGTTTATTGATTGCTTTGGATAGAAAGTATAATATACTATTACCTGATCCTGACGATAAACATAAGTTTAGTAAATATAGTAAATTTTATACTAAAAGAAAGATCGTTATAAACCAAAATAGTGATAATAAAGAAATAAAGAACCGGTATAATTTTTATTATCAAAAATGGTTGCAAGAATATTCCGAATGTTTTAAAAAAAATCATGATAAAGCCGTAAGTATTTTAAAAGATATACTAGTGATTTGTAAAGAAGAGATAGAACCAATTAGTGAAGAAACTTTAATTATTCATATGCGTTCTGGTGATATATTTGCGAATTGTCCGCATCCAAAATACATTCCTCCGCCTTTATCTTTTTACAATAATATTTTAGATGAAAATAATTATAAAGATGTATTAATATGTACTGAAAATTCTAGAAATCCTTGTTTAAAACCATTAGAAAAGAAGGATAATGTGAAATGGAGCGGAGGAAATTTAATGAATGATGTTAAATTAATTATGGCCGCAACGCATTTAGTATTTGGTATAGGTAGTTTTGTGCCATCTTTACTATTATTATCTAATAATGTAAAGAAGATATATGTTCCGTGTAATTATGGAGTACCTTCTATATTAGAAGGTAGTAAGTGTTTATTTAATAAAAAAATAGAGATAAAAGAATACGACGTAAAAGAATATCTGGAAAGGATAGGAGATGAGGGAGTTAGAAATAGAAGAGCTAGAAACATAATGCTGGCTTATCCTAAAGAAGTTCCTGAACCAGAAATAGATAAAAACATAAATAATAAAAATGTAGTTGTAAAAGAAACAAAACCTAAACCTAAACCTAAAGAAATAAATATAATCATACCAACTGATGAAATAACACGTGATGAAATAAGTAATTTGAAAATAAATAAGATAATAATAAGAGCAAATAATTATTTAGATCAAATTATTTTTGTGTTTAGTAATGGTAAATGTCGTTTTTACGGTAAAAAGGGTGGTAAAGTGGTAAAAGAGATAATATTGGAAGAAAATGAAAAAATAAAAAGTATAAATCATATACATGGAGATATGTATTTAGGTTATGGTGTAAATATAAAAACATCATTAAACAAAACATATGAAGTGTTAGCTAAGAAACAAGCACCCGAGGATTATTTTAATACAATAAAAGCCGGAGACGATGAAGAGATTATAGGGTTGAATTTTAAAGAAAATAGAGTGGTTGGTATAGAGACTAGAAAATTTTTTGAAAGTTCATAATTTAAGTATCCATTATACAGAGAGTTTAAGATTTTCATATTTTTTTCTTAAAAGAAAAGATTTATGAACATCTATATATTTTAAATAATCAAATATGTAATTTAGTATATCTAAAGGCAAACCATTGATGTAAAATGTATTATAAGGGAAACGAGTACTTAATAGTGTCTTTTTTTCAGTAATTAGTTTTACAAGTTTATCCTTGAAATGTGGTGGAGTAGATAGTCTAGAAAAATACATATCTATTACTTGTAATCTTTTAAAATAATGTTGTTGATAGTAATACAAAATATTTTCAAAGGGAGGTCTAATATATGCTTTTTCTATTGGTAATGTTAAACATTTTCCGTATGCATTTTCTCTAAATTCTGGTAGACAATATGTGTTATAACAGGAGAAACAATCGCGTATTGCATATAATATCTCTCTAGCGTTGCTATTGAAACAGAGATCTTCTTGTCGGTGAATTATACGAGTAATCACAGTAGTCTCTTCCCAATACTTGGAAAGAGCTTTATTATATTCATTTACGGTTCTTTGATTTTTAATGGCTAAATAGTTTGTCATGTATGTATAATATTTATATATTTAAATGAAATTATATATGTATATGTAAATGATTTAATAAGATAAATATGGTAATATATAATGGAGACAGTAACAGAAAAAGTATTATTGCAAGACGACGATGTTATAAAAACGGATGAAGGATTAGTATTTAATCCGTATAATTCAAATAATCACGAGATAACAGAGAAGGAATTAAAATTGATTTTAAAAAATTATGGATTACCTGGTATAATTCATAATTTTAATTTATATAAGAGAGCTTTTGTTCATCAATCGTATACAAAAAGACCTATGTTAGAGAATGAAAAGCAGAATATAACAATTATGCCAAGACCGGATGGATGTATGGCATTAAAAACAAAATCCAATGAAAGGATGGAATTTTTAGGGGATGGTATGTTGGAAGCATTTACAAAGTATTATTTATATAGAAGATTTCCGAAAGAAAATGAAGGATTTATGACGGAAAAAAAGATAGCTTTAGTAAAAAACGAATCGATTGGTAGGTTGGCTTATTGTATGAATTTAAACAAATGGTTAATTATATCAAGACACGCAGAGGAAAAAAAGATAAGAACGAATTTAAAAAAATTGGGGTGTTTATTTGAGGCATTTTTAGGGGCGATTTTTTTGGATCACAATAAGATAGTTATAAAGGATGAAGAGAAGTGGTTTGAAGAAATGTTTATTACAGGACCAGGATTTCAAATGTGTCAAGTATTTTTGGAGAATGTATTTGAAAAACATGTTGACTGGACAGATATAGTAAGTAAGGACGACAATTACAAAAATAAATTGCAGGTTATTATTCAAAAAGAATTTAAAACAACGCCTGATTACTTAGAGTTGTCTGAGGTCAGTGAGGAGACCGGATATAATATGGGAGTTTTTTTGTGTTTAGGGCAATCGGTCCACTCTTTGTCGTGTAGTGACGCATCATCTATAAAAAACTATGATTCATTTAAAGATATTCATGAAGAATTGGAAAGTAAGGGTAAATTATTTATATTATTAGGGAGTTCTATGCATAAAATAAAAAAGAAGGCGGAACAAATGGCATGTATGGAAGCGATATTACTAGTGAAGTAGTTTATTTAGAAAAGAATAGGACAACGTTTTAAATATAAAATGTATTAAAATATATATGGCAGAGGCAATAATAGAAAAATTAAAAGTAAAACCGCAACCGAAGCGTCCTACCGCAGTAGAATTTAAAATAGGGCAGCAAAATAAATTAGAAATACAAGATGGTAGGAAAGAATCGGTATTAAACCGAGATGAGATAATGGAAAGATTAAAAGGTATAAAACAGGTAAAATCATTAGATAGTAAGGTAGAAGAAAAGGTTAAAAAAAAGATAAAATTAGTGAGAAAAAAGACAACCGCAGTAGATGACGTACCTGGTGATAAGGTGGGGAAGGTTAGAAAGATAAAAAAGCTAAAAGGAAAAACAATTGTATTAGGTATTAAAAAGGATACGATATCAGAATTAGGTAGATTAAAGGAAAGGGTTACAAAAGCTCCGGATTTAAAGGTAATAGCAGAAGAAACGGTGGAAGGAGATTTTGAAGAAAGAAAGTTGGATTTGTCGGGGTTGCCTCCGCCTATGAAGAGGGTAAATATTATAGCATCTCAGTATTATTTGAATAATAGAAAGAAGTTTATAAATTTTATAAATGGGTTATATGATAAATATCGTACGGAAATAATTAAAAAAGAGGAGCAACCAAAAAAACCTCAAGAAGAGCAGTGTGCTTCTAAAAAATCTCAAAATAAGAAATTTGAATTACTTACACATCAAAATATAGTTCGGGATTATTTAAATATGTATACGCCATATAGAGGTTTATTATTATATCACGGATTAGGTTCTGGAAAGACGTGTTCTTCGATAGGTATAGCAGAGGGGTTAAAGAATGACAAAAGAATAATAGTAATGATTCCGGCCTCATTAAAGATGAATTATATAGAGGAATTAAAGAATTGTGGAGATCCTTTGTATAAGAGGAATCAGCACTGGGATTTTATAAAAGTAGATGGAAACAAGCGATTGATAGAAGAGTTGCACGTAGCGTTGTCAATATCCAGAGAATATATAGAACGAAACAATGGTGCTTGGCTAGTGAATGTAAAAAAGGAATCCAATTATGAAAGTTTGGATCGTGGTGATCAGATAAGTTTAGAGAATCAGTTGGACGAGATGATAGGATATAAATATCAATTTATAAATTATAATGGGTTAAGGCGTTCAAAGTTAGAAACGTTTAAGAGGGGTGGAAATATATTTAGTGATTCGGTGGTAATTATAGATGAAGTGCATAATTTTATAAGTAGAATAGCAGGAAAATTAAATAACGATAAATCATTATCTTATGAGTTGTATCAACTGTTATTAAACGCAAAGAATTGTAAGATGGTTTTACTAACAGGTACGCCTATAATAAATTATCCAAATGAAATAGCTATATTGTTTAATATAATATGTGGATACATAAATGTATGGAAAATTCCCGTATCTATTGAAACTGCAAAAAAATTGGACGGGGAGGAAATGAAAAAGATAATTAATGGTAATTTTAATATGGTGGATTATGTAAATTATAATCCCACTACAAATATGTTAGAGATTACTCAAAATCCTTATGGTTTTATAAATGTAGCGAATAGTGGAAATTATAAAGGTATGATGTCAGTTTCTAGAGAGATGCAAAGTGATAGTGAATATGTAGAATTATTGATAAAAAATTATGAGTCTCGTGGTATAAAGATAGATGAGTCTATGATTGATTTAGATTTATATAAGCAACGTGGTTCTATAAACGATGAAGGATTTATGAGTATTATAGAACAAGGATTAAAAAGATACAGGATAAATATAAGAAAACGTGAAATAAAAGTGGAACAATTTAAGTTATTGCCGGATAGGCTGGATGATTTCAAGGAGAAATTTATTAATAGTGATAACAGTATAGTAAACGCAGATTTATTACAAAGAAGAATATTGGGTATGACATCTTATTATGGGGATCTAGAAGAGTTAATGCCTGCATTTGACGAAGATGTTGACATAAAGACAATATATATAGATATGAGTGATCCACAATTATTATTATATGAGTCTGCTAGAAATGATGAAAGAGATAACGAGAAAAGAAATAAAAGGAAAGGTCCGGGTGGTGTATATGATGACAATAGTTCAACGTATCGTATATTTTCTAGGCAATATTGCAATTTTATATTTCCTTCGGAATTAAAAAGGCCGATGCCAAAAGATATAAAGGAACAAATGAGTGAATTTAGCGATGATATAAATGCGGCCGAGGAAATAACACCAGAAAATAAGGAAGCGATAGTAGATTTAGTTCCAGATCAATCAAGATTAGAACAAGAGGACGGAACCGTAGAGCCGGATGATATTCAACAAATGGAAAGGCAAAAGGCAACAGTAATAGATGATAGTTATGTTAAACGAATAGATGAAGCGTTAGATTTTTTAAGTGAAAATAGAGATACTTATTTAACAAAAGAAGGATTATCGACATATAGTCCAAAGTTTTTAAATATATTAGAGAATGTATTAGATACAGAGAATCATCAAGGGTTGCACTTATTGTACAGTAATTTCAGGACTTTAGAGGGAATAGGAATATTGAAATTAGTTTTTGAAACAAATGGAATGGCAGAGTTAAAATTAAAGAAGGAGGGTGGTAGTTGGCTATTGGACGTTTCTCCAGAGAATATGTCAAAGCCAAAATTTGCTTTGTATACTGGAAAGGAAGATGCGGAGGTGAAAGAATTGATACGTAAGATTTACAATGGTACGTGGGATGATCTTCCACAGACGTTGTCGGAACAATTAAAAGCGATAAATGCAAATAATAACATGGGAGAGATTGTAAAATTACTAATGATTACCGCATCAGGGGCAGAGGGGATCAGCTTACAGAATTGTAGATTTGTCCATATAACGGAACCTTATTGGCACCCGGTTAGGACAAAACAGGTGATAGGTAGAGCAAGAAGAATTTGTAGTCATTACAGATTGCCAGAAGAATTTAGAAATGTAAAAGTATTTCAATATGTGATGAGATTTAGCGAAGAGCAGATAAAAGATAAAATATCTAAAGAGTTAAGAAGATTTGACGTAAGTAAATTGGACAAAAGGCAAATTACAAGTGATGAGCATCTGTTAGAGATATCTGGTATAAAGGAGGAGATAAATAGAGGAGTGTTGAAGGCTATAAAGGAGACATCGATTGATTGTAATATTCATGCAAATTCTGGAAAAAAGGAAGGATTAAGCTGTTTTTCATTTGGCGCAAAGGTAGAGAATGAATTTTCGATTAAGCCAAATATAGCGAACGATGAAGGTGACAAAGGAAACATAGAAGAAAAAACGGGTAGTGTAGTAGAAGTGAGAATTAAAATTGCCGGTAAGAAAGTATTATTTGCTCTTAATAAAGATACAAATGAAGTATATGATTATCAAAGTTTCAAAGACTATACGGATAAGAGAATAGCGGCACCTATAGTGAAAGGGATGTTAAAATTAATTAAATTACCTGACGGGAAAAGTAAAAGACAATTTGTAGAAATTTAGGAATTATATATAATAAAATAATTATATATAATATAAGTTACCTATGAAATTAAGTATTACAAATAATTTAAAGGAAAAATTAATGAAACTTGTATGTATAGTATCATTTTTGTTAGTATTATATGTGTTTTTGGAACTAGTAAAATCATCTCTTACATTTAAAGAAAGTTATGCAAATAGAAGATCGGTAGATGGTTTTCCAGAGACATGGTCTCAAATTTCTGGTTCAATTGATGGAGTAAAGTATATAGATAATGGAAATGAAGTAAATGCGTGGATATTTGATTCTAGTGACTATGTTGGGCAAGCGACAGCTGGTGATGTGAATCAATATAATTATGATATATCGGCAAATGTAAATATAAATAGGAGAGAATTCAAGTATTTTTCTTATACAGATAGAGATAAAACTTTGGAAAATACGAATTATATTATATTAAAAAAAACGGTTAATCTTCAGCCTGATATAAGATATAGGATATCAACCATGGTAAATATAGGAGATGATACTTTAAGTAGTGAGAATCACTATGTGGTTGTTAATGGTAAACGAACAAAAACGATATTACCCGAGGTATCTCCTGATACAAGTGGGTTTTATAAGGTAGAAGAAGATTTTTTAGCAACAGCTAGTTCTATGACAATTGAATTAATAAGTGAGATGTCTAGTAAAGGAACGAAGGAGAAGCCTATAATATGGAAAGAGATTCAATTAACCTATGCGGAATGTGATACAACTAAGTGTGCGTTTAGTCCTTGTGCTAGTGTATCTAATCCGGATGGATTCACTGGTAATAACCGGGATGGTATGTTAGATCTTCCTAGTAAAGTAGTAGATAATGTATCTTATTATTATAAGTTTATAAATTATGAGTGTAAAGGTGATGCAACGGATTGTTATGATAATTCTACCTGCGGTAGTTGTTTGCCAGGAAAGGTACTATTTGATAAGAATTCCTTTACAAAGGTGGGATATGTAGAACCAGGTGATGATATAAAAAAATCTTTACCTGACTGTGTTCAAAGATATTCCACAAGTACTGATGGTACTACAGGTACTACATCAGCTTCTACAACGAGTACGGCAAGTACTGGTAGTTCTAGTGTTATTGGAACAACTGTAGATGCGATAGGAAATGTAGGTTCTGGTGGTATTCAAACTTTAGGGGGTGCTGCTTCAATACTAGGTGGTATCGTTCAATCTTTAGGTGGTGGAATATATGCGGTATATGATTATGAAACAGGAAAGGCAAATGTAGTAAATGGGGCGGGTACAACTGTGGCTGGTGCAGAAAATATAGTGAATGGATTAACTGACGCTGGTAGAATTCCAACTAACGCTTTATTTGGAGCGGTAGGAGTAGACCTAGTTTCGGGAAATATGGAGGAAAAGGCAGAAATAAGTAGTCAAGAAACGGCTTCTAGCGACACAGTCGCGGCACCTATTCCAGTTCCATATGAATCGTCTATACAATTTTAACAATTAAGTAATTATATTAATATTAAAAATAATATATTAATTTATATGACTATTAAATTAATATGTGGTATAATAGCAACACGAAAATCAAACACAAATGGTAAAAGTTGCGAAGATTTTAAAAAAGAGTGGTTAAAGCTAATTGAAAAAAATAAAATTTTAAATACTATTGAATTTTTTTTTTTATATAGTTCTCAGGATGTTTCAGGTATAACGATCGAAGGAATGGATTTTATAGTTCCAGGAGTAGAAAGAAAAAATACAATACTACATAAGACGATAGCATTTTTCAAATATATTTTGAAAGAAAAAAAGGAGTGCACACATATTTTAAGAACAAATCTATCAAGTTTTTACAATTTTCCTTTGTTGTTAGATAAGTTAAATACTTTAAAAAGAACGGATTTAGTACTTGGTTCAAAGGAAAAAAATAACAAAATTTCCGCTTTTCCGTCCGGTTGTGGAACGATTTTTTCTATAGATGTGATACATAGAATATGTGAGCACTTCAGTGAAGATAAAAAGGATGTGTTAAAAGGAAAACAAATAATTTATCATGATGATGTTGCAATTGGAGAGATTTTACGTAAAATGGGGGTTAAAATTACTCATTTAGAGTATGTAAATCTTCAGAGGATGAGTAAAGAGATGCAAGAGATAAAGGATTTTATAGATGGTGTTAAAATAAAAGAAAGTAGTACAAGAACCATAAGTTTTAAACCGTGGTTTATAGAAAAATTAAAAAACGAAAATTTAATTCACTATAGATGTTCTAATCCAGAATTTAAATTTATTTTTCAAAAGTTAATAGAAAAATATTATTGAAAGTATATATAAGTATAGCATGTTTAAATTAGAACAGGCAATAAGTTTTTTAGAAAAAAACATAATTACCATATGTTTAACTCTGTCGGCTTTGCTAATTACATTTGTATTATCAAATCAATTAGAAAGCCCATATCTTTTAGAAGGGATGGATAATAAAATAAAAAAAATATATGATGTAGAGGGGGAACTGGTAGCGGATTTAGAAGATTTAGATAACCATTATGATACGGATGGATTTCTTGTAGATGTAGATGGAAGATTAGTAGATATGAACGGAGACTACTATAATGATGTTGGTGAATTATTAGAAAATGAAGATATATTGTTTGATAGAGAGATATAATTTAATATTAATTATATATATTAGATGATTAATATAAAAAAGTATTCTCAAAATATTATTTTGATATTAATAGGTATAATTTTATTTTTTTTGTTTTATGACTTATTTTTAAAGCGTAATATAATAGAAGGAAAGAAAAATAAAAAAAAAAAACGAAATAAGAAAAAGAAAAGGCAAAAAAATGGGGAAAAAAAAGAAAAAAAAGGCAAAAAAAAAAGGAAAAAAGGCAAAAAAGGAAAAAAGAAACAGGCAAAAAAAGAGAAAAAGGAGCCAAAACAAGAAGAACAAGAAGAACAAAAAGAGTGGTACGAGGAAATTTTGGAAAAAATACAATCGTTTTTTAATGGTTAATATTTAAATGTTCCATAATTTTTTTTTGATTTATTAATAAAGTATTTAATAAATCTAATAATTCATCTTTTTTTTCGGTGTTGAGAACGTTGGATGAAACAGAAATGGAATCGGAAACTTCATTAGTTTCTAATACGATATTTTCTGTTTCTTCTTTAAAAGTAATTTTCCTTTCACTTCCAATCCATTTCTCAGCCGTTTTTTTATCATAGCCTTCATTAATATCATTAATTTCTATATTTCTATTTTCAATTGTTCTTTTCAATATATCATCGATATTCTTAATTGGCTCTTCGTTTGCGTTTAGCTGAGCGAAATTTATATCATCCGGCTTATTTATAGCTAACATAGAATCCATTTCTTTTTTTTTATTAGAAAATTCTAAATTCATTTGTTCTTGTCTTGATTTTTTAAAGTCTTGTGCTTTATATATTTCGCCGGTATCATTTAGCTTTAAAAAAGTAGAGGCATTATTATTATCTTTTAATTCAAATGGTTGAGTGTTTAATACTTTTAATTTATAGGTAAAATTTGAAATGAATTGTTTATTTTTGTTAATTAACGATTCATTATTGTTGTCATGATCCATTTCTACCATAGTATTTTCAAACTCGGTTTTAATATTTTGCATTAAGGATGGACGAATATTGTTAAAATAACCATCTTCTTGTAGTATATCCCAGAGTAGTTCTTTATTTTCTAAACTATGAAAAGACATATATAACTAGTAGTATTATATTTTTAAATTAAATTATATCAAAATAATTAGAGAGATTATTTTTAGATTTGCTACATTTTTGGATTGAGTCATCAAATAATAATTCTTTAACGGTTTTATTTTTAATTTGTTCTATTTTTTTTTCTGCTTTTTCTGATTCCATAGTTTTTTTATAGGATTCCAATTCCTTATAAAATCTAATTTTTTTTAATTTTTTGCGATTAAATTCTGGTATTTTATGGAGTACTAAAGCGTATATTTGTTGAACGGGTTTCATAATTTGATTTGTGATATAATGAGCATAGTCTAATTGTAGGTTATTTTCTATAATAAAGGTAGGAGATTCTATTTTGTCTCCTTGTAAGCATTTTTTTTCTTTATTTATAAAGTAGGCAAAGGGTATTCTATCACCAGGACCGGGTTTGTTTCCCGGGTCTCGTTCGCCCATTCTATCGGCTAAAACTTTATGTGCGATTTGTAAAGGATTTTTATAGTTTCCGCGTAGAGATTTTGTAATAACAAGTTTATCAATAGGTATTTTACCTTCAACGATAGTTTGCAGTATATTTTTCAGGAATTCAATAGATTTTTCGATGCTTCTTTCTTTCATTAATATATCGATAATTCCTCCGTAGACATCTTTTACGATGGGTGCGTTGTCTCTTCTTTTAAGAACGATACCCATACTTTTTCTCTTGCATTTTTCGGGGTTAAGTTCATAAAGCATTCCCGTATATCTTTTTTTGGACAATAAACAGAAAGGCCAAAATGTTTTTTCATACTCAAGATCATGGGGGTTTTTAAGAAATTTCGTAGCAAGTTCTCCTGCTTCTTGTGCTAATTCGATAGTTAATTCAAGAGCCTTTTTATTTTTGATGGGTGTTCCATCTAGTTCTTCAAAGTAGAAGCAGAAGAATACGGAATCAGTATCTCCGTAAATATACTTAGCTTTACTTCTAACTTTACCGTATTTTTTAGATTCGCAAATAGTATTTCCATAAACATCTTCTATAATTCTTTGCGCATAGATGAGAAGTTTTCTTCCCGTTGCGGTGGTAGAAGCAGCGACATCTTTTTCATAAAAGCTACTAGTTTTTGCACCGGTTCCTCCGTATAAGGAATTAGCGGTTAATTTGATAGATAACTGACGTTTATCCAAGATATTTTTCATAAAAGGGTCTGTTTCTTTTGCCGCTTGTTTTTTAGTAGCCTTTCTAGAAAGAAGTAATTCTTCCAATACGGAAGGCATGACGGCTTTTCCATTAGGGTACTGGGCGAATCTGCATATTTTATGTCCTATTTTAACTTTTATAGCAGCTGCGGTAGGAGTTTTTCTATGATATTTAAAGGTGTCGTATGTAACATCAACATATTTATATTTTGGAAGATTATCGTAGATATATTCACCATTTTCATCGGTTTCACCTGTTTCTTTGATAAGATTATTTTCTAAATCGTATTCTTTTGTCCAAACTTTACTAGAGTGGCATAAGTTTTCACTAATCATAGAAGATGGATAAAGAGAGCTATAGTCCACACATGCGACTGGATCTTCCATATACAAATCACATTTTGGCGGAAGTACGATTGCACCCTCATATCCATCATCGGTTTTCTTTTTTTGAATTGTTGGCATAAGAGTATTTTTTTCCATGCATTTTTTAGAAATAAAACTAGTAAGTTTAATACCTTGACCTCTCAACACCAAAAAGTTAATAGGAACACTACATATTTTAGCCATTTCAATAAATCCGGTCATAATATCTATTTTTTTAAACAATTCGTGGACTAGATTACAATCCTGAATACAATATTTTGCAACAATAGCTCTATCACTATCGCTACCTTTGGACAATCTAAAAATATCTTTTGGACCTACGTCGTCTTTTGCAAGACACCATTTTAAATACTTATCTGCATCAGGAGTTTCTTTTCCTTCAACATGAAATATATTGTTTTCTTTATCGATGGATGTAATTTTAAACTTGGCGCCTTGTTTATAATATTCGTTGCTATGTCCGCATTCTTCAATATGTATATAGGAATGTAGTTCAAGACCTATTGTATTTTGGGTGTTAAAAACGGTTGTATTGGTAGATTCATCATAATTATATTTTTTAATTTCTCCGCTCATAAAATAGCCTGAAACGTAGTCTAATTTATAGGATTCTAAATTAAAATCCTTTCTAAAATGATTATATAGGTCGACCTGAATTCTTCCGTTCATCTCTATATATTTTATATCGTGTTGGCCGCTTGCTAAAATAATACTAGACTCTTTTACTTGGGATTTCTTATCTTCGTCGCAAGAAAGATATAGAAATTCGTCTTCACAGTAGTTTTCCTGGGCTCTATCTATCATAAATGGATAATCAAAACCAAATATATTGTATCCAATAATAAATTGTGGATCTTCTCGTTTAATTAAATTTGTCCATGCGAGCAGTACTTTTTCTTCAGTATCATATGTTTCAACTACGCAATTATCTATTTCTGGTATATCGTTGCAACCATTTAATACAATAATATGATTTAAATATGGTTTTTCTTGACCGTAAAGTCTAAAGGTAGAACCTATAAATGTCACAATATCGCCTTTTAGCTTCGGTAAAAATTTATTTAAAATTGACAAAAGCATAAGTGATTTATCTGATTTAGAAATATCGTTATTTAACATATAATCAATAATATTTATTTTTTCGTCCTTTATTTTTTTTATATTTATTTTTACAGTTTCTTCAGTTAAATCATCGTCTTGTTCTATTTTATTAAAAACATTTACTATGGATTGACTATTAATTTGTCTTATATCCTGTTTAGTAAAATCGTAATTAAGTATAAGTTCAATTTGTCTTTTTATGTGGTCTTTGGATGGATTGTTAAATGGATACACCTTGTCTATAGATTTCAAATTATCATAATCAAACGCCGTTAAAATCCCTCTACAAAGTAAAGTTTTAATTTCTTGAAATTCATCGTAATTTTCTTTTTCATAAATATCTATAAGGTTTGATGTTAATTTATCGTATTTTTTAATGGGAACCGGGAAATCGCCGTGGCTACTATCTGCCTCAATATCATAACTAACAATTTTATATGGAACTTGTGTTTCTATAGAAAGCGGTGATATATTTTTATAAGATGTTTGATATTCAAAAACACAGCTAGTTGTTTTATCACAGCTATGTAATTGTTTTTTTGGAATGGAAATCCAACCAGACGGACTAATATTTCTAATATGGAAGAATTTAAGAAGCGGTGGAATATCAGATTCGTATAAATATAATTTTTCACCTTTGTAATAATAGCCATTAGGTAGTAATATTTTTTCTTTTTCGTCGCCTTTGTTTATTTCTTTATACCAAAGCTTTCTTACTTTATAAAAAGTCATAAGATTTATAAATTTTAATTCTACAAATCTATGATTTTTGTTTCCATCAAAACCATATAGTTTTTTTTTAGAAACCGGTTTTATACCTACAATATCTTGAATACCTATATTTGTTTTTTTAATAATTTCTTGTACAAAATAACCTATTTGTTGTTTTTTCCAGTGTTCTGGTATTTTTACATAAAAGAATGGTGAAAAGTCATTAACCCATATGCAATAGGTTTTTCCATGTGTATCTATCCCAAATAACTGGATACAAAAGTTAGGTTTATTGGCATCTTCATCAGAATCAGAATCATTTCCTTTAATTAATGTATCATCTGCTTTAAAATCGTAAAGTTTGCAGGAGAATTCCATTTTTGAATATAATTATAACGTTATATTTATATTCAATTTTGTAAATCAAAAGGTTTTTCTAGTTTTTTTAAGTTTTTTATTTTTTTTATTTCTAAGGTTGCGTCGTTTGGTTTTTATATTATAAAGATGTTTTTCACCGGGTTCTAGTAATTCTAAAAGTTGATCATGTATAGAATCTGGTAGTACGGCATCGTTGTTTACGATAATTGGTGTAATGCTAGGTGGTGCTTTTTTTTCAGTTCCATAGAAAAGACCAGCGGGCACCGCAAGATTAGAAAATATATCGCTTACTTTTTTAGGTGCGCCACCTTCTTGTTTATTAAATGTAGTGAGTGCAGGACTATTTTTATTTAAAAGTATTGAATTTATACTGTATCCACCGCTTTTAATTTTATTATCTTCTCTGTAAACGACAAAATCTTTTTCATCGAATGCCATATAAAATACATCATCATAATTTATTTAGACGAATATCGCTTAATATCTAAATGATTATTTACCCCTCTTTTATTTTTAATGTGAGCAATAAGTCTATTTACTTCTTCGTGGGAAAATAAATCAAGTAAGCAAGTTTGTAAATATTTATAGGTTAAATTTTGTGAAACCAAAACGTTGGAAAATCTTAATAGTCCGTCACTTATTTTTACCACCGAATTTTCCATTTTGTTTTTTTCAACGTATTTTATAACGGACTTTTCATGTTCTACTCGAGCTTCTCTTAAAGTTTTTATTTTACTATTAAGTATTTTAATTTCATTATCATATTCCACCCATTTTTTCACATTATGATGAAATTGTTCCATATTTATAAATGTCAAATATTTTTATTAGTGATAGATTTATTTTTCCACAATAAAATAAATATTCCTAAAATTAAAAAAAAACTAATTATGACAAATAGTAAAGATAAATATATGTATGGGTAGAATTCCTGTATAACTATATCTACTAGTGGTTTCATCAATAATTTTATTTCACTTTTAACTTCATCTTTTTTTATAAATTCAATACATTTTTCATAGAAGGTTTCTTGCAACATTATTAATTATTAATAATAATTTATTTACAATACTTTTACATAAATAGTTTAAAAAAATTAAATTTAATATTATTAATTATTCAATAATGAGCAATATAAAATCCCCGGTGAAATCTTTTGAATTCGAAAACTTAACAGTATCCCATCCAACGGGAATACAGGGGGGGTCGTATTTTACAAAATTAAATGATTCTGGCGAAACATTATATATTCAGTGTCCAAAGTGTTTAACAAAACAAGGAATTGTATCTACTGGAAAGAAAATTTATAGTGATTTGATGTTCACAAAAGATGATGAAGAATTGATAGAGTGGATTGAAAATTTAGAAAAAAAACTTTGTTTATTGATTCACGATAAAAGAAAAATATGGTTTGATAACGATTTAGATTTAGAAGATATTGAAAATGTATTTACAAGTACTATAAGAACTTACAAAAGTGGAAAGTATTATTTGTTAAGAGTAAATATATTATATAATAAACAATTTGAAAAAATAATGCTACCGTGTTATAATGAAGAGGGTAAAGAATTATCTTTACAAGAGTTGTCTTCTAATAAATATATTATTCCTATTTTAGAAATACAGGGAGTAAAATTTTCAACAAATAATTTTCAGATAGAAGTAGTTTTAAAGCAAATGATGATAATGAATCCCACCGATAATTTTAACAAATGTATGATAAATGTAAAAAAGGATAATTCGTCTATTGAAAATATTACAGAAACCCCTGTTGTATCTACTACAACTACTACTGAAAGCGATGTCAGTAGTAGTGAGGTCGATGTAAGTAGTAGTGAGGTCGATGTAAGTAGTAGTGAGGTTGATGTCAGTAGTAGTGAGGTTGATGTCAGTAGTAGTGAGGTTGATGTCAGTAGTAGTGAGGTTGATGTCAGTAATATTGATGTGGATGATTTAACGTTAAGTGATGATGATGAAGAAGGAACAATAAAAAATGTAGTTTCTGAACAGATTTATGATGATGAGGACGACGAAGATGATGATGATGATGAGGAGTATGAGGATGAGGATGAGTATGAGGATGAGGATGAGAATGACAACAAAACAAATAAAAAATTTCAAAATTTATTGAAAAGTGATGAATATTTAGAAGAAATAAACTTAGATGTAAAAAATATAGATAATGATAGTATTAAATTAAAGAATCCAAAAGACGTTTATTATGAAATTTGGAAAAAGACGCGAACAAAAGCAAAACGATTAAAGCGGCAGGCTGTAGAAGCTTATTTAGAATCAAAAAATGTAAAAACGAATTATATGATTGAAGATATAGATAATAGTGACGACGAATTAGATGAATTTATCGATAAATATATATAATAATTTTTAAAAATTTTTTATCATACATTTTATATAATGAAGTCAATCCTATCATCTGTGCAGAACTTCTTCGGGAATGATAAAAACTTCGGTCCTATGGCTTTTCTATTTGCTATATTGTTAATCGCTCTTATTGGAGCTTATTCTAATGGTCTTACTAATATTACAGATAATATGAGTGGAATTGGGCTAGGTAAAAGTGATGATGTAAGAACTGAGTCCAAAGCTTCTTCATTTCCTGCAGCTGCCAAACCTTTAGGCGAAAATAGTGATTTTGCCTCTGTTTCTGGAATGAAGGGAACTAGCTGCAATACACCAGATTGCAATAAAAAGGTAATGGAGAACCCAGCGTCTCTTTTACCGAATGATTCAAATAGTGCATGGGCCAAGTTAAATCCTAGCGGGCAAGGAAATCTAGCAAACACAAATCTTTTAGATGCGGGTGCTCATCATGGGGTTCAAGCGCAGGTTTTGCGTAATCCAAATCTTCAACTTCGTTCCGAGCCGGCAAATCCTAGAACAAACATCGGTCCTTGGCAAAACTCCACGATAGAACCTGATAGAATGAGAAAATCGTTAGAGATTGGAGCATAAATTTATTAAATATTAATATCTACAATTATATTAATATTTATGAGTAGTTGGTTATTAATATTAGGAGGAATAATATTTATTATATTACTGAAGGTTTACGAAGAATCAGATTATTTACAATTAAAATGTATTATATCTGACGTAGATGGTAAAACATATTGTGTAAGAGAACGCGCAAAATTAGAATTAGCAGCTGATTTATTGGCAAGAACAACTCAAAAATTAAATAAATTAGTAGCACATATGAAGGAAAATTTACCAGAACACTCTATAACGAAATTATTTATAGAGAGATACAATCCAAAAAAAATACAGGAAACTTTACCAACAAGTAAGCATACGGCATATAGTGAAAATAAAGGTGAAAAATTAGCATTTTGTTTGGATACAAAAAAGAATTCACAGGGACAATTAATAGATGAAAATACATTAATGTTTGTTGCTTTACACGAGATTGCGCATATAGGCACGAAGGACGTAGGTCATACCGATAAGTATTGGAATAATTTTAAGTTTATAATCGAACAAGCAAAAGAAATAGGAATATATGTTCCACAAGATTATGGAAAGGAACCCCAGGAATATTGTGGGATGAGTATAACAGACAATCCTTATTTTGATTTATAAGTTATGATTTGGAATATATTAAGAATTTTAAAACAGTATCATTTTCTGTGATGGAGCTAGAAGAAATCATTTTAAAATGATCACTAATGCAAGGAAAAAAGGTGTCGCATTCATAATCTTTCATTATTTTTGTTATATAAATATTATCTATTAGATGTAAATGTAAATCTAAAAACTGTTTATAAATAGTTTCTCCACCAATAATCCATACATCTTCAAAGTGTTTATTTTTACAAAATGTAATAGCATCACCGATGTTATGAAAAACACTAGTATTTTCTGTAGTGATTTTTATAGATTTAGATAAAATAATATTGTATCTTTTAGGTAAGGGATTACCAATACTTTCGTAGGTATTTCTTCCCATAATAACAGCATTATTATAATTACCTTTTGTAATATTTGAAAAATATTTCATATCTTTACGGAAATCCCAGGGAAGTGTATTATTTTGTCCGATTCCATTATTTTGCTCAGTTGCAACTATAATGTTTATTTTCATTTATATATATAAAATATTATACTAGTTTTATATATATGTTGTCAAAGGTATTTAAGATAAATATTTTAAAAGATAGCCAAATAAAAGAAATTCATGTATTTGATTCAAGTAAGCACCAAGATTTATTTGAAAAAGAAGAAAATAAAGAAAGATTAAATGAAATATTCAGCGATAGTGAAATTGAAAATATAAAAGATGGTTCTGTAAAGGTTTTATTTCACGATTTAAAAATAAGATATGACGACACCATAGATAGTATAAAGAAGAAAATATGTATGGTGTTAAAATATGAAGTTTCATTAGACGAGATATATATGTTTGCGACATATAGTAAAGAATTAAAGAATATAGATGTGTACAATAATTTAACCGGAAATGATAAAATACAATTAATTAGAGAAAGGTTAGTGCAATATTTATTGAATATTCAGGATATAGATCTAGATAGTTTACAATCAAAAGAGGTTTATGATTATAGTGATATAAGGGATATAAATTTAGATGGTACATTTAAAGTTAATTCAAGTATAGTACATAAATATGTCACAAAAACAACAAAATATTTATATACGGCGAATCCATTTGATATAACAGAGTTGGATAAAGGTTTGTTGCAGTTTTCGGATAATATGTTATCTACACAGAATAAGTGTGTTTTAATAGATTTTGGAGAGATTTTAGAAAACAATATATATGTAGTGTTAGCAGAGGACATACTTGATTACATGTCAAAAGAAAATCCGGAATTAATTGAATCCGTAATAAAATTATATTTTCCTTTTTTATATAACAGATCTATTAGTGGTATAGAATCACTTAGAGAAAATAGAATGAAATTAAAAGAAGAAACAAAGGCATCAATAGATGATAATTTTATAAATCGCGATTATACGGTAGAACTAATGCATGAATTATACGACAAAAAGCTAAAGGATCATGATTACGAATACAAAGGAATAAAATATATTAATTTCATTCTTTATTCAGTAAGTAATGGTGCTATACCATTAGATTCTATATTTAGATTTTTTAATACTGAAAGTAGCATACCTTTTACTAAATTTATACAATCATCAAAAGAAGAAAATATGTTAAGATTGTATTCAGTTGGTAAGACGGAGACCGGTAAAAAAATACCATTTTTAAATAAGGGCGAGTTAATAAAGTTGATAAAAATAATTTCAAAATACAATAGTTTGGGTATTTATTTAACGTTTGAAGAAGGATTTGGAATAATAGAGATATTTTCCAACGGTAATATTCACATAACCTGTTCAACAAATGAAAATGTTGATGTATCTGTTATGGAAACGGTTATAATAAATAATATAAATCCAATATTGATGAAAGTGCAGGATTATTTAAAAGAATTAGGTATAGATTTAACTATTTTTACTTCATTATCGAAGGATGATGTAGATATAATAGATATGAATTATTCTCTTTCTATAGGGATAACGGAAAATATAGAAATGTCTGAGATGTCAGCTTGTTTATCCTCGGTGTTTAATATATTAGAGAAATCGTTAAAAAGGGGTATAGAGATGAGGTATAAAATGGTTTCTAATTATGATGAAATGGATGCGAAGGATGCGTATATAATTGAATCGTATAACAAAGGATTAGGATTAAATTCTATAGAAAGTGGTATGGTAGATATATTTAATATAACTGTAGAGGAAGCTCGTGGTATTATATTGGAAAAAATAAAAGATTTTGAGATGGAAAGAAATGGTGGAAATAGGCAACTAAGAATAAAAAATAATCCAGGATTTCTTGTATTAATAGAGCAACAATCTTTTTCAAATAATGTGCAGATTACTTTTACTAATATAAATGATATAAGATATATAGAAATATTGAATACGTATATTTATTTTATAATAAGTGTTTCTCAAAAAATAGGTATAGACGAGGATATGGAAAAGATTAATAACTTGTGTAGAGGAAGGGATTTTAAAGAAGTTGAAGTAAAAGATATAGTAGCTGAAATAGAGAAACCTATAACGGAGGAGAAGGCGTTTAAGGTTCAAAATTTGGATTTAAATTTTGATATAGAAAAAGATGATGATGATGATGATGAATTATTAGATTTTCTTGGTCTAGATGAGGATGATGATGATAGTTCTATAGAGATAGGGGAAGAAATTGAACTTGCGGTGGAGGATAAAGAAGTATCGGGTGGCACAACATCAAATAAAAAGGAGGATTCGATAGAATTAGGGGATTCGATAGAATTAGGGGATTCGATAGAATTAGGGGATTCGATAGAATTAGGGGATTCGATAAGTATAAAAAAACCCGAGGAGGAGAAAAAGGAATCAGTAAAACAAGAAGAATCAACCAAAATTCCTGTAAAAGAAATAAAAAATATAGAAGGAATGAGTTTAAAATATCCAAATTTTGTATACGAAAGGCTAACTAAATATGAGCCTACATTATTCTCTTATAAGAAAGATGGAAATTTTAATACTTATTCGAGAACATGTGCTTTAAATTATCAACGCCAGCCTATAATCTTAACAGATGAAGAAAAGAGAATTATAGATGCCAAGCATCCTGGTTCTTACACGCATTCTCTTGAGTTCGGTACAAAGAAAAAATATCATTATATTTGTCCAAGATATTGGTGTTTAAAAACAAATATGCCTTTATCTGATAAGGACATAGAGGATGGGGTTTGTGGGGGCAAGGATTCAATTATTCCTAGAGATGCAAAGGTAGTTCCAAAAGGTAAATTTATTTATGAATTTAATGCTCCAAAAGAGCATTCTGGTACAACCAAAGACGGTAAAGAATATTATATTAAGCATGGTCCTGGTTTTTTAAAGAAAAAATGTTTACCTTGCTGTTTTAAAAAATGGGATAGTCCTGCACAGATTCAACGAATGAAAGAATGCATGGAAGAAAGCAATGCACCTGGGAAAAAAACGAAAAAGCCTGCTAAAAAAGAGAAGGCGGATCAAGTAGATAACTATGTAAAGAGTAGTGAAAAATTTCCACTGGAAGCTAATCGTTGGGGTTATTTACCTTTGGTTATGCAAGTATTTTTACAAATTGATAGAGATAAATGTAATATAGATTCTAATAAAAACCCCCCTACTTTTACAGAATGTAGCTTACGGCATGGTGTAGAGAATCACCCAACACAGTCGTTTGTAGCATGTATAGCAGATGTATATGTAGATGAAATAAAATCTAAGGAGATCCCGTCTATAAAAGAAATGAAAGATTATATAAAAAATGCCGTTAATTTAGATTTATTTATAAAATATCATAATGGTAATTTGGTAGCATCTTTCGGCAAAATAAATAATGATTTTAATATAGAACAATATAATGAAACGGAAATTTATAAGAAAGTTAACAAAAACGATGAATCCCAATTAAAATATTTAAAAACTATAATAAACGCATACATAAATTTCAATAACTATCTTGATGATGATACAGTTGAAATAGATTATAGATATTTATGGGACGTAATATGTAGTAATAACGAAAAGCTTTTTAAAAAAGGATTAAATTTAGTAATTTTAGAAATACCGGATAATGATATTACGAATAATGTGGAGCTTGTTTGTCCTACAAATTATTATTCTAATAATATGTTTGATATACGGAAGCCAAGTTTACTATTGATGAAAAAGAATAATTATTTTGAGCCGATTTATACGTATAAGGATGTAGAAACAATGATAGAAGTTAAGAAAACTCATATATTATCGAATACATCTATGATGTCGAGTATAAAAATAATGTTTAATAAGATAAAGGAATATATAAGTAATTATTGTGGTATATCGGGAGATAAGTTAAATATTTATGAGTATCAAGAAAATATATCTGCGGTAGAGTTGATGAAAGAGTTATCGAGTATAAAGGAGGCAAGGGTTGTAAATCAAGTGATAAATTATAATAATAAGATAATTGCGCTAATTGTTAATTTTAATGGTATAGATGGTTATGTTCCCTGTTTACCGACAAATATATTAGAAGATGTAAATATAATATTTATAGAAGAAGTGGGGTGGAATAGTTATAGTGATACGATAGAGTTTTTGGGTTTATTAAAAGAAAGAAGGAGTAGTATAAAATGCAAGCCGTTAAATAAAATAGAGGAACAAGGTTTAATAGTGGGTATTTTAACGGAAACGAATCAATTTATTCAAGTAGATCCGCCTCAAGAAAGTATGGAGCCAGATTTGCCGATAATAAAGCATTCCAATTATATTATAGCCGATAAAGAAACCTTAAACAATAATAATATAGATGAGGAACGAAATGATTATATAAAAAAATTAAAGTTGCAAGAAAATTATTATAATGTTTTTAGAAATACGTTAAGAATAGTTTTAAACAAACAAGAAAACAAACCTTTTAAAAATCAAATTATAGGTATAATAAAATCAACGGATAATTTATATTTCAAGAAGTTTCAAGATATATCAAATTTATTAACAAGAATTTTATCTGAATATATAGAATTTATAGAATATGATGATGAGATATTAGAGGAGATAGAAAGAATTAGTGTATGTGATTTAGACAATAATTGTGATAAACCATATTGCTTAAGAAAAGATCAAGGTTGTGTATTACTTATACCAAAAACTCATTTGCTTAATCCAAGTATAAGTAATGAGACATTATATTTTGAAAAATTAGTGGACGAGTTAATAAGGTTTAATAGAATAAAAAAGTATATATTTGATGAGAAGATGTTTTTAACACAAGAAAATGATAGTTATAATTTAAAAGATAATGAAATACTGTTATTTCAAAGTGAAATAACGAAAGAATATTTTGATGATATGACACCTGCCGGTTCAAATAAATATGTAGATTCTTCTACGTATGAAAATATCAATCCATTATATTCTGGTTATTATACAAAAAATGTAGACGAGCTCAAAAAGACAACAAAAATAAAAACTTGCGAAAAAAATAAAATAAAGCTAAAGAAAATCCTATCAAATGTTATTTTAGGTAGTAATTATTATGAAACAAGTTATGTTTCAAATATTAAATGTTCGTTTGAAATACTATTAAGTATTTTAAATAAGATGGGTAAAAGTGATATGGATATAAATAAGTTAAAAAAAATATTGTATGAGCAGTATAGTACGGTATATAATCAATATTTAAATAAAATAAAGGATATTTTGTTAAATGAGGGTAAGAGGTTTTATATATATCAAATATACGGTAAAAAATTATCTTTATCTGATTACATTATGTCGGAGAATTATTTCTTAAGTTTTATGGATATATGGGTTTTATCAAAGGCGTTAAATATACCATTATTAATATTATCGGGTGGAAAAATAAAGGCGAATGATAAAAGGTATTTTATTACAAATAGTAGTAGTGAAGATATGTATTACATAATGAAAATAGTAGCCAACGCTCAAAAGTCGTATCCCGAGTATAGATTAATAACGGATAAGGAGAATAATAAAATAGATATAACGAGTATGATGCTTCAAGATAACATAACGTTAAAGCAATTAATTGAAGAGCAACCAACGGTGGATATAAAAACATATTTAAGTGGTTATGTAATTAAAAAAAAGAAATTAGTATTGGTAAAGTAATAATTAATTAATATATAATTTAATTAATTATTGAGTTAAGTATCAAGATTTTGCATGTCAGGTTCTTCTGTGTCATCTGAGTCTCCAGCTTCTTCTACGTTGTCGCGCCAGTTGTCCTCATTATCATCGCTGTCAGGTTCTTCTATAATGGGGTCAGCGGTGTAATCATCTTCGGTTGATTCTTCGTTGGTATTTGATATTGTAGAGATATTGGATGCATTTGAAATAATAGTATTTGTCTCGCTTTCAATTATATTTTCGTTATTAGCTAGTGTAGGAAACCAATTTCTAATAGGAGAAATAGTTCTCCGAGCTTGTGGAGAATTAAAGTTATAAACAGACTCTCCGTAATCGTATATAGAATTATGAATATTTCTACTTGTAAAAATAGAAGTGTTGTTCGAGTTTCTTGAAAAAATAATTCTTCCAAATAAGGGATTTTTTTCAGAGAATTGTTGTAATTTTTTTTTTAGTATTTTTTTATAAAATACTCGTTTTGACGGGTTATAAGAATAGTTTACATATAAATTTAATTCAAGTAAGAAACCTAATTTATCGATGACCTCGTTTTTTGAGAATCTCCTATGTACAACAATAGTAGGGGCGAATTTTTTATACTTAGACAATATGTTTATAATGTCGTTATATTTTTTAGTATTACTTGCATCACTATAATAATTTTTAATAATCTCGTCTCTTATAATGGATTCATAATCTATCGTTAAGTTATCTAGATCAAAATTGCTTTGAAAATAAATGTTTAATAAAATAGGAAAATTAATATCTAAATTTTTTGTAATAAAATAAATATTGTAAAGGTTATATAAAGAAAATTCTATGTTTGTGTATGGATTTTTGGGATGTCTGGGTTCAACAAACATCGCGTAGGAATAACACAAACTATTTTTAATAATTTTTAATAGATCAAAAATGGTATATTTATAGATAATATTGTCTTCAACGATAGAAACGATAAACTTGTTATCGTAATTTGTTAGAGGTATTAAATTTAGGTCTCTGTCGTTGTTATGTATTTTATATTTATGATATGTTTTTTTGATATAAAACTTTTTAAATAATTTATACAATAACTGTGCCTTAAAAAATATTTCGGACAGTTTATTTTTATCTTTTTCGCTAATAAAAATGTTTGTTTTCATTTCGTTAAAGCTGTTAATTTTTTTTTTATAGTAAAACGATGAGAAAAAAAATTGTTCTACAAATGAATAAGAAAATTTTTTATCTATATTTTTATTAAAATTACTTTTAAATGGGTCATTAATGTAAACATCCGGTCTCAATACTTTTAACAGTTCTATAAATAATTCATTTTCTTTTATGGGCTCCATAACAGGCAATATAATAACATATAATATATTTTTTATGTTATTTATATTTTAATAGTAAAATCATCATCATCATCGGCTATATCGATTGAAGATATGTTGGAGATATTGTTGTTCATTATCATATTTGATTTTGAGCAAGGGTCTTTTGGGTCTTCTATGTTGGCAAATAATTCTGATATTTCTTCCTTTTCTGTAGTATCTTTTTCTATTTCTGCGCTGAGTTTTTTGAATTCTTGGATATCTAAATATAAATCACATAAATTTGTACCATAAAATCCTTTTTGTCCGCACATAACGTTAGCCGATACGCCTCTCATAATGTCTATTTCAGCATGTTTAGCTGCTTTGATAAACATTTCAGGAGTTTCTTCAAAGGAAGCTTTTGCAAGGGGTCCAATATTATCGTTATTAATCCCGTGTCTAAATATGGAAATCATTTTACTGTTGTAGGTCATTCTATCGCATAGAATACATAAATGATGTTCGTTAATGTAAGTACCGCTGTCTTCTAGTACTTCTATAAATTCTCTGTAAATGGATTGTCTTGCAGCTTCAATACCCAATACTTGATATATTTCTGGTATATTATTACTGTATGTTTTTTTATTATCTATATAAGGAAGAGCTAATATATCGGTTAAATTTGTTCCAACGGTATCAAGTACCCAAGTATCTTTTGCGACGTATTTTCCTTCGGTTAGGGTAAGTATGCCAGGATTTTTTCTTAGAAGGACTTTTTTAATATTTTTAATACCTCGTAATATAATATTATCCATAAGTTGTTGTTGAAAGTTTTGTAGGTAATAGATTTCATCTGACTGATCAAGGGTTGAAGCAGATACACCCTTCTTTTTTTGCAAAATTTTATTAATTCTAATTCTAATGATAAGTTCATCCGAGTTAAAGTCACTAAATATGCAAGTAAGTTCATCTTTATAAGTATTCTTGATTGCGAAATTGATATCGTCCATAGTAATATTTTTATCTAACATGGATTCTTTGTCTAAGATAATTCTAAGGATCCATTTAGATTTTTCTTTATCTGGTTTATCTTCTTCTTTAGATTCGTAAAGGACATTTTCAAATTCGTTGAATAGTTTTAAGAATAGTTCATCATTACCGATATTTGTAGTAGTATCTTTAGGGTCAAAACAAATTTCAATACTGTTAACAACATCTCTTAGTTTAGTATCTTCTATGGTATTACTTATGACCATAGCTCTTTCTCTGTCTTGTTGGTCTTGTTCTTTTAAATAAATGGTCACCGAAGGTTTTTTAATATTTTCTGATAGTGATAAAATTTCTTCAACTCTGGGTACGCCTCTTGTTGCCGTTGATTTACTCGCAACACCAGCAAAATGAAAGGTGTTGAGTGTCATTTGAGTAGTTGGTTCTCCAATAGACTGTGCTGCGATCATGCCAACCATTTCACCTGGAGAAATAACAGATTTTTTATAATAGTATTCTATTTTTGATAGCAAATGTATTAAAGATTTTCTGTTAAAACGTTTTATCATAAGTAATTCTTTGGGAGAAAGATAATAATAGTATAGATATTTAAATAGGGTAGTAGGTTTAATGTAGTAGTTATTTTCAAGTACTTTAATGGTACTATCAATAAGTTGGAAAGCTTCTAATGGTGTGATATCAACCATAGAATTGCTTTGTATATGATGTTGATTTTTTACGTTATTAATAATGTATGAGAATGCTACGGGAGATTGTATATCATCATTTTCTTTTCCTTTAAATACGTTTTTAATAATAACAGGTTGTATATTTAAAAAGTCGTCAATAAGAGATTTACAACGAATGTTAAGTTCGTTTTCTTGTTTTTTAATTCTTTTAATGGTAGGTTTAGTATAGGATGTAGTAAATATTTTATCTTTTAGGTTGTCGCTAGGCATTTGAAAGTGTGCATATATTTCTTCCACGGACATGCTGGCTATTTTAAATTTTTGATTTTCTACTTTAACGGCGTCAAATCCATCGTCTCCGTATGTAAATTGCACAATTTTTCCTTTATTGTTTCTTACAGTCATATCGTAAGCTACAATAAGATCTTCAAGTCCTTTAATTAATCTGCGTTGTACATATCCGGTAGTAGATGTTTTAACAGCTGTATCGATAAGTCCTGTTCTACCACCCATCGCGTGAAAGAACAGTTCTTGAGGAGTCAATCCGCTAATGAAACTGTTTTCAACGAATCCTCTTGCAGCAGGCGAATCATCGAATTTTGAATAATGAGGTAAGGTTCTACTGTCAAATCCATAGGGAATTCTTTTACCGTCTACATTTTGTTGCCCAAGACAAGAGATCATTTGAGAGATATTAAGGTCAGAACCTTTAGATCCACAAACGGCCATGGCTACAAAACGGTTATCTCGTGATAAACTTTTTCGGCCAATCGACCCGGTAATATTAGCAGCTTCATTTAAGATGTCATTTACTTGTATCTCAAATTCATCTACATTTGTTTTACCGGTTTTATTATCAAAGATGCCCAATCTTGTTTCATCGATTAATTTTTGTACGTCTTCTTTTTTTGTATTAATAGTGTCATTAATAGATTGGTTTGTAATATCATTTGCAATTAAATCGCTAATTCCAACACTATATCCACTAGTTTTCATATATTCATTTACAATATTTTGCAAATTATCTATAAATTCTTTGGCTTCTTTATAACCAAAGTCGTTGCAAATTCTTTGTATTAATCCTTTACCTCCACCACCAATAACCGCTTTTTCTATTTGTCCTCTTTTAATTACTCCATTAATTATTTCCATAACTGCGTTGGATGTTTCATAATCATCTCCGTCTTTGAATCCTTTTGTATTATATTTAAGTGTCAAGGGAGGAATAATTTGGCTTAACATATCAAATGTAGTGGTAGAAGATTTAAGAAGGGATATGTCTACATTATTAACGCACATTAGCATATTCATGATTTCTCTTTGTGTAAGGGATATTTCTGTTTTAGGTCTAGTAAATCTGTATATTCCTAGTAGGGAATCTTGAAATACTCCAATAATAGATTTATTGTTTGCTGGACTAATAAATTGATAGGGTACAGCGGCCAGTGTTTTCAGTTCTACTTCTGCTTCGATAGATTGAGGTGCATGAAGATTCATTTCATCACCATCAAAATCGGCATTATAAGGTTTAGTTACTGCAACGTTTAATCTAAATGTGTCTGCCTTGGGCATGATTCTAGCTATGTGACACATCATACTCATCCTGTGTAGGGTAGGTTGTCGGTTGAAAAGAACTCCGTCGCCATTCATAAGATGTCGGTGTACTATATCTCCGTTTTCTAGTCTTAAAGAATTTCTATCAACATATCTCAAAGAAATGTTTTCTCCGTTCTTTTTTTCAAGTATTTTTGCGCCAGGATATTCATCTGGTCCGTTTTGAAGTAATTTCAAAAGAAATTGTTTATTTCTGTCGTTGACGATTTCAGGTTTAGTAAGATTTTTTGCAATCTTCAAGGGAACGCCAAGTTCTTCAATGGATAAGTTAGGATCAGGTGTAATAACAGAACGAGCAGAGTAATCTACTCTTTTTCCCATGAGATTTCCTCTTACGCGACCGGTTTTTCCATTTAGCCTTTCTTTTATTGATTTTAGCGGTCGTCCAGAACGTTGAGCGACAGATGCAACACCAGGTATTTTATTATCTACCATAGTGGCGACATAATATTGAACTAAAGTAGTCCAGTCTTCAATTATATTCGATGCAGCATTCATGGAAATTTTTTCTTTTAAGGTTTTATTGGCTTTAATGATATTTACCAATATATGACTAATATCATCTTCACTTCTTTGTTGTGCATCATGTTTAACCGACGGTCTAACGGAAGGCGGTGGAACTCCTAGAACCTGACATATCATCCAATCAGGTCTTGAAAATACTGGACTAAATCCCATGAAAGCAACGTCTTCATCACTTATTCGCCTAAACATTTTAATTACCATTTCTGGTTGCAGTTTAATATTTAATTTCTCTTCTTTGTTTTCTTCGCTTCCGTCGCTACTATTTAAATTGTCCCATTCCGCAAAAAGACTGGCCAATCCCTCCTTTTTAATTTTACAAGGCTGCTTACACCCACACCCGTCCTCTGAATCATCACCGCATCTTTTTACTTTACTTGATAATTGAAATATAGCGTTCCATCTTGCTTCATGAGAATAATCCTTTAAAATATTTTCGTATTTTTCCTTTGAAATTAATAATTTACTACATTTATAACATATACATCTTAGAATCTTAATAACCGTATTTAAATATTGTATATAAAACACAGGCCTAGCTAATTCAATATGACCAAAATATCCCGGAGTTTTCATGTAATCGTATCCATCGGTAGGACAGATTAAACCTGGTTCTAACACTCCCATACGAGGGTCGAATAATCCTCCAATAACAGGCTTATTATTAATATATGTATCTCTAGATGTTATCTCTGCCACAGAACCTTTTCTAATCTCTTCTGGAGATAAAATGCTAAATTGTATACCTATAATTTGTGATGTTCTTGAATTATATCTACCTGATTTATCCATCTTATTATAAACATAGAATTAATTTTAGATTGTTTTCAATTTTTTAAATTTTTATAAAAATTGATTTATAAATATATAAATATATAATATATCATATACAATAATGCCGACGGATTCAAAAAAGAAACGATACAATTTGCGAAACAAATCTAAAAAAGAAAAAGATAAAACTTGCAAAACTCATTCTGACAACGGAGCGGATAATAAACCCGATGATGACGAAGAAGAAGAATTAAACTCCATCGATTACAAAAAATTATTGCAAAAAATATTTCCATCAAAACATTTAGATGATACAATTAAAAAGGAAGAAAAGAAGAAAGTATTTGATAAAATGAAAAAAAATGGTTCTAAAAAGGATGAAATTGTATATTTAGAGGAAGAATTTATTCCATATAATAAGTGTAGTATAAAAGAGTTGAAGGCCGAGATAAAGAATAGGGGAATAAAGGGTGCGAACAAGACCTCAAATAAAAAAGATTTAATTTCAATACTTGAATCGTATGACGAAGAATATGAGGAGGAGGATAGTGACTACGAAACCGAGGAAGAGGAAGAGGATGAGGAAGAGGAAGAGGAAGAGGATGAGGAAGAGGAAGAGGATGAGGAAGAGGATGAGGAAGAGGAAGAGGATGAGGAGGACATGGATGGAAAGCATTTTAATATTGTATTTACAATTGGTAATCCTGTGGAGGAGGAGGAGGAGGAGGATACCGAGAGTGAAGAGGAAGAGGAAGAGGAAGAGGAAGAAGAGGACGAGGAGAAAAGCGATGATTCAAAAAAAAAATCAGGTTCTAAAAAGGTGAAAAAGGACGAAAACTATTATAAAAGTGAGATGGAGTTGATAGATAGTTTTTCCAAGATGGCTAAGGAATTGATGAAAGAACATAAGGATTCGGAGGCTTTGCAAGAGATTGTTGATATGAATAAAGATCAAAAGGATTATTTAAAGGAAACTCAGAAAAAATCAGAGAAGAAGCGTAGAGATAAAAATATGGGAAAGTTTAAAAAGGTGATAAAGGAAAAGGGTGATATGAATGATTACGCATTCTTTAAAAAATTACCGGTATCGGAACAAGAAAAGATAATTACGCAAATGGAAAGTTTAAACAAGTTAATTAAGATGGAGAAGCCATATAGAATGCAACTATTGGAATCGGATATTCCTGATCATTTTAAAGCTTGTGCTCTTAAAAAAATTAGCGCTCTGCGATATATAGAGCCGGGTGGTGGTGAATATTATAAAATGAAAAACTGGGTAGATACATTTATGAGAATTCCGTTTAATACGTATGAGAAGATTCCTATGTCAATAACGGACGGGCAAGAAAAATGTAGTGAATTTATGGAAAATTCCATGAAGATTTTAAATGATTCTGTCTATGGTATGGATGATGCGAAATTACAAATAATGCAAATGATTGGAACATGGATTTCTAATCCAAGTGCTACAGGAACAGCTATTGCGATAAAGGGTCCTCCTGGTACAGGAAAAACCACCTTGGTAAAGGAAGGTATTAGTAAAATTTTAAATAGACCATTTGCTTTTATAGCTCTTGGTGGTGCAACTGATAGTAGTTTTTTGGAGGGTCATGGATATACATATGAAGGTAGTATGCCAGGTAAAATCGTCGATATATTGATACAAAGTCGTTGTATGAATCCGGTAATTTATTTTGATGAGGTGGATAAAATAAGTGATACACCAAAAGGAGAGGAGATAGCTGGTGTGCTTACGCATTTGACAGATACAACGCAAAATGATAGATTTCACGATAAATATTTTGCCGAATTAGAGTTTGATATAAATAAATGTTTGTTTATCTTTAGTTATAATGACGATGACAAAGTAAATCCTATATTGAAGGATAGGATGTATAAGATTAATACGAAAGGATACGATAAAAAGGAGAAGGTAATTATTGCGGAAAAGCATTTACTTCCAAAAATAAAGGAGCAAGTGAAGTTTGAAAACGACCAAATAAATATTCCAACGTCATGTATGGAGTATATTATTGAAAAATTCGCCGGTAGTGAGAGTGGTGTTCGTAATCTAAAAAGATGTCTTGAAATTATTTGTACAAAACTTAATTTGTATCGTTTAATGAAGCCTGGTACGAAGTTATTTAATGAAAAGGATACGTTGGATGTGTCGTTTCCTCTAGAACTAACAAATGAAATCGTAGATAAGCTTTTGAAAGCGCCTGAAAGAAACAACGAGTTTCAAAGTAGGATGTATCTTTAAATAATAATTTTACTGTTTATAAATTTATAAAATTATTATTTAAAAATTTTGTATATATATAAAAATATGTCGAAATATGGAAAAATATATGGTGCAAAAAGAACTGGTACAAATTATCTTAGAAAGGTATTGTATGATAATTTTTTATCGTTAGAAATATTTATGAATGTAGGTGGTTGGAAACATGGAAAAATTGTGGAATTTCCAAATAAGCATAATTTATTAAATAGGGTAGATTCTATTACTAAGAAAACGATCGCCATAGACAAAACGATTCATTTATTTGAAACTAATAAAGTATTATTTATAGTTTGTATTAAAAATCCATATATGTGGATACAATCTATTATTGACTATGCTTTATATAAAAATATAAAAAAGGAAGATATAGATGAGGTATTTATTATGAAAGAAGTTGAAGGTTGGAATATATTATATCGAAATTATAGAATGTTTATTGAAAAGGGAAAAGCAGAATTAATTAAATATGAAGAATTATTGGAAGATCCTAAAGGGACATTAGTAAATTTAAGTAGAAAAGGGAATTGGGAAATAATAAACGAGGATTCGCTTAAGCTTTCAACAAAATACATGTCGGCAAATCCAGATAGTGTAATAGGAGGTCATCGTGGTGTCAATTTTGATAAAGCAAAATATCTAAAACCGGATATTAAAAAGGTCTTGTCAAAAAATACGATTAAAATAATAAATGATAATATTGACTTATCACTTTTAGAATTTTATAAATATGAAATAGTATATCTTTAAATTGATCCTAATAGACGATTTCGGTCTTCAAGTAGTAATGTTTCGATTGCCCCGTTATAGTCTAAGAATAATTTATCTTTTATTTTTATGGTTATAGAATCGGTTATCACGTGATATAATTTATTTTCTTTTGTTAAGCTTTTTAATTTACATAATTCAAAGGAGTCTAATATACTGGTGGATGGATTATATATTTGTAGGTTGGGTCCTCCTACAACTTTATCATTTTCTATGTAATATTCGTATATATCTATATTGGTGGCATCTATTTCTACGACACCTTTAACAACGCTACCATTAATGAGTACATCATTAATTTCTAGATCTTGTATATGAACGGTTCTACCGTCTTCTATTTCTACAGGTGTATTTTTAACGAACCCGCTTTCAAAATACTTTTGTATATTAGATTCATTTATAACGCAATTAAATATATTTGAGTATTTTTCATTTAATTCTTCAATGTCATTATTATCTATATCATCCCAATCAGAGAAAATCATGGAGTCAATCTTTATTTTTTTACTGTTGGTATTTAAACAGTAGATGTAAGGTTTATTGTAAGTTTTTATTAATTTTGCATTAGGATGATTAAATACTTCTATCCATGTATTATTAAAAAGTATTTTATGGGAACCACTTACAACAACATTATTTAGTTTGTACATATTTTCTCTGGAGGAGTTTAATATAAATGTAGCGGTTACTTTTGAGCCATCGTTTAGTATAGTACCAACGGATATGTCTTTTATTTTCATTTCACCGTTTCTAGTTAAGATCTTTGTATTTTCATCAAAACAGAAACTAGGTATAGGAGCTAAATAGGTTATACCGAAAATTCTTTGTAATGCAGAAGCGATTAGTCCTATATATATAAAATTTGGCCATATATAGTAAGCTATGGGAAAAAATAAAGATACTATTATAGTATTAATCATTACATCTATAGTACCATTATAAAGGATGGACATTGAAGATTTAAGGGTCATTAAAAGACCTCTTACGGAATTTACCCCGATTACCAGAAATGAAGTAATCTTATTTATAGTATCTTTTAGAACAGGATATATTTTTTGAAAGGGTATGATAATATTGTAAATTTTATTTAAAAGATCTGAAAATACTTTGATTAATGCGTCGGTTACTTTTTTTGATATATTTCTCATTTTCAATCCAAGTTCTAATACCAAAGTAAAGAATGAATTTAATAGGTCAAATAATTTATAGAAGGGTCTAAAAAAAAACATGACTAGGTTAAATAGAATATTTTTATTGCATTCTGCGAAAACGTCATACGTATATCTAAAAGGGGTTCTAGTATCATCTTTTGGTTGGAATAATGCAGCTAAAAAGGTCATATCAGGAGAACATTTTTTTTCTGGCCAAATTAATTTAAGTCTATCGTATGAAGTGTATATATAAATACTGTAAAAGGCTAAGGAAAAAACGATTATAATAAATATGGCTTTTATAATCGCTCCAAATGCTGAATATGGAGTTTTTTCATTTTTTACAAATTGTTTATTTAATAAATCACTTAAATCTTCATAAGAATCTACGTTCATATTAATATTATATGATATTAAATTAATTTATTTTAAATTTCTTCGCATTTCATCAGTGTCTTCCCAATCCCAAAATACGTAATTTCCTATATTAATATGATGATCACTTGTAATCAAGCAAGAAAGTTTTTCAGATTTTATACTAGTAATTTCAGCATGTGGATGATTTTTAACAAAATCAAGTTTATTATTATTATAAATTAGATGTTTTCCGGTGACAAGGATGGGTGTATTATTTTCGCCATTAGGTAATTTGTATAACGGGTCATTAATATCTCCATTTTCATCTAAATTATTTAATTTAAGTACTCCGTCTACCACACTTCCATTTTTTAATTTAGATCCTAAATGAATATCTTTCATTTTAATATATTCTCCGTTTTCTAGTTGTAATAAGGTATCTGGATGAAAGCAGAATAATCCTTTAATTCCTTTACCCATTTTTTTAAATCCTTTTCTCATACCTTTAAGTGCAGGATTATCTCCAAAAGGGTCTATTTCTAGTTTTCGGATAGTCTCTCCTATACCTGCGATTCCTCTAAGCATTTCACCAGGAGGTCCTTTCCAAGCACTTTGCATAGTCATTACGCTGCCTCTAAGAGTGTTAACCATAACAAACATTACAGCAGCGATCTTGGACGTGGAATCTTTTATTCCAAGAGATAATTTTTGGAATTCTACAAGAACATTACTAAATATACCAAAAATAGCTGTTGTTATGGACATCAAACTATTTCTTAAAAAGTTCAACATCTGTCTAACATTTACTATGGCATCTAAAAGATAAGTTCCAATATCACTTAAAAATCCAATATTAATATTTAATGGTCTTAATGCTATATCCATATATCCAATTTGAATGTCTTTAATACAATTTTCAAAATTCCTCAACGGATCTTCCCCGAAAAATCCTGCGAATGGCATCACAAGAGGATTACATTTCATTTTTGACCATTGTTTTTTAATTAATTCATACTGAGTTAATAAAATTCCATTAATAGAAATTAAAAAAAATATAATTACAATTAATATGGAAAGATAAAAATCGTTAGTAAGCATAATAAAATATAATCATATTATTAATTTTTATATTTTATTTAATAATTATTTTCTTCTTCTTTTTTTCCTTAAAGATTTGTATTTTTTTTTATTTGTTTTCTTACGACGTTTTTTTCTTAGGGTTTTTTTTCTATACCGTCTTTTTTTTCCACCGCTCTGTGTTGCATCGTTTAAATTTTGAGTTTCATTAGACAAGGCTGCTAATTTACAACCAGAAATATTATTTTCAGCAGATTGTCCAGCCATCATCGGACACCTAAAATTACCACCTTTTTGTTTTCTTGTGTATCTCCTCATTAAAATATATCTATATTAAAATATATAAAAAATAAAATACTTATTATATAAATTATCATGAATTCAGCCGAACGATTAAAATTGCAAGAAATGATAAAAGCAAATAATGTGGTGGATCAAACGGATAAAATCCGGTCTTTAAAACATAGTTCTGATATTAGAAAAGACTTAAAAAAGATTCAAAACATTAAGAATAAAACTAAGACTAATAAATGGATGAAAGCATGTCGGGAGGGGTGTCCATTTTTGTTTGCAAATTATACCGATATATTTAATAAGTTGGTATTGGATGAGATTGATGTAGGTCTTTTCAATAAATTTATTGACATATTGGAAAAAATAGAACACGGAACATGTGATCAACACGAAGCTTCTTTTGAGGTAGGTAAAATATTACGAGAAATATATATAGATTCTGCCGCAAGGAAAGGTAGCAAACTACAAAAAGATGATGTTCCTCCTCCTCCTAAAAGGGATCACAAAGAAATTAGTTGGAGAGATTACAAAGTAATGAATGAAACATAAAGGGTGATTAAAATACTTTCATGAAATCTCTCCAGCATTCCCAAAAAAAAGTAAAAATAGTTTTGATAAACCAACCTTTTGAAAGGTGGTGATAGACTTTATATGATTAATAATTGAAGTTATATAAATGTAAAAATATGTATTTATATAATTGATGTCTGCAAGGAATAAAACGTTAGTGATCGTGGAATCTCCTGCAAAATGTAAAAAAATAGAATCTTATTTAGGAAACGGATACAAATGTATGGCTAGTTATGGGCATTTAAGAACGTTGGCTAGTTTAAAGGATATTGATATGGATAATGGTTATACGCCTACTTATTCTATGGTTGAAAAAAATAGTCAATATCCTAAATTAAAGAAATGTATCGGTGAATGTAAGGATATTCTACTAGCTACGGACGACGATAGGGAAGGAGAAGCAATCGCCTGGCATATATGTAGTATATTTTGTTTGCCGGTGGAGACAACAAAAAGGATCATATTTCACGAGATAACAAAAACAGCTATATGTGATGCCGTAGAAAATCCAACGGTTTTAAATATGAATTTGGTAAATGCTCAACAGGCTAGACAAGTATTGGATATTGTGGTTGGATTTAAAATCTCTCCAGCTTTATGGAAAAATATTAGTTGGAATTCAAAATCAGGACTTAGCGCAGGAAGGTGCCAGACACCTGCGTTGAGACTTATATATGAAAATCAAAAAGAAATAGATTCATCACCTGGAGAGATTTGTTACGATATAACTGGATATTTTACCTCTAATAATTTAGCATTTCAATTAAATCATACCTTCAAGGAAGAGGCTGACGTCATTAAGTTTTTGAAATTATCTCTCCAACACAAACATACATATAGTTGTTCAAAGCCACGAAAGGTTTCAAGAAATCCACCTACACCTTTAACAACAAGTATGATCCAACAACAAGCAAGTAATGAAATGAAAATCTCTCCAAAAGAAACTATGAAAATATGTCAGAAACTATATGAAGAAGGTCTGATAACCTATATGAGAACAGACAGTAAAACATTCAGCATTAAATTCTTAGAAAGTGTTAAGAAATATATAGTATCCAACTGGGATGAATCTTATATTAATCCAAAAATAGACACATTAAGTATTAGAAAAACTAGTAAAAAAAAAGAAGAAAACACTCAAGATGCACACGAAGCTATACGCCCAACTGATATATCTAAGACTTCTATTTCAGGTAAATTTACATCCCGCGAGAAAAAAATGTACGAATTGATATGGAAAGTATCTTGTGCTGCTTGTATGAGCAACGCGGTATTGAATTGTATAACCGCAGAAATATCGGCTCCACAGAGCCATTTATACAAGTATCCGTGTCATACTATAGTATTTGCTGGTTGGAAAATACTTTATGGCGATGATAAATCAGAATCGTTTTACATTTATTGCTGCTCATTAAAACAAAAATCAATCGTAGATTATAATGAAATTACTGCTAAAATGACAATTAAAAACTTAAAATCCCATATAAGTGAAGCAAAATTAGTACAGTTGTTAGAAGAAAAAGGTATAGGTAGGCCATCTACATTTTCCAGTTTAGTAGATAAAATTCAAGAAAGAAATTATGTAAAATTACAAGATGTAGAAGGCAAAAAAATACTATGTAATAATTTTAAAGTTGTGAAGGACCAAATTACTAACATAAAAGAGGAAAAAATAATAGGAAACGAAAATAAAAAATTAGTTATACAGCCTCTAGGTATAATAGTATTGGAATTTTTACTAGAATATTATAATAAGCTTTTTAGTTATTCCTATACGAAAGAAATGGAAGACAATCTAGATATAATAGCCAAAGGAGATATGATGTGGAATAGTTTATGTGATTCATGTAATAAAGAAATTGATATTCTAGCGAAGGATATAGTTTCGTATAATAAAAATATTCGTATAGACGAAAATCATGAATATACAATAGGTCGATATGGACCGGTTATAAAATGTAATTACGATGGCACAATTACATTTAAAAATGTTAAAAAAGATATAGATATAAATAAATTAAGAAACAAGGAATACTGCTTGGAAGATATTATACAAGAAAACAATAACACTAATAAATCAATCGGTACGTATGAAGGGCAAGAGGTATTTGTAAAAAATGGTAAATTTGGATTATACGTAGAGTGGGGAGAAAATAAAAAATCCTTGAAAGGATTGAAAAAAAAGATAGAGGATATAACCATGACAGATATTGAAAATTTTATTCAATCAAATAAAAATATAATTAAAAAATTTAGTGAAGCATTAAGTATTAGAAAAGGAAAGTATGGAGATTATATATATTATAAAACAAAAACGATGAAGAAGCCAAAATTTATAAACACTAATAAAATTAAAGATATTGAGATTCGTAATTGTACAGAAAAACAACTAACTGACTCTATTAAAAACTTATTATAAAATATATATATATATATATATATATATATAGGAAAAATGT